ATGCCTCAATTTTTGATTTCTGAATCATTTTGGACGGCAGCGTCTGCTATAGCCGCGTTCATCGCTTTAGTTTTGTCGCAGCTCCCACCTATACGCACTTATTTTGGGAATAAAAAACCACTGTTAACTACAGCCCCTGTTATAGGCATATCACATTACTTGGGCGCACCTAATATTCAGTTATATATAAATATTGAAAATGAATCTCCTAAGCCATTAAAAATAAAAAAAATATCAATGATGGTAGAGAGGTATGGAGAGCAAATAATTGAGCTGCAAGCTTATACTGTCTTTGAGAAGATAGATTCAAATATTCAGAAGATTTTTACACCTTTCACTATTAGACCTGAAACAGACTGGGGGAATAATGTATCGTTCTACACCCCATTCGTTGGTGATAAAGAACAAAAAATAAAAGAAATCCAGTATAAAATTAGAAAAAGCATAAATAGCAAACGAGCACAGCTTCAAATCACAGAAGAAAATAACCTTAAAGCTACGAATCAGTTGTTAATTGCTGATGAAGATAATGTTAAAGATGCCATGGATTTTTATTATGAAAATAGATTTTGGGAGACTAGAGATTATTCAATTAAATTAAAAATCATAACAGATTCTCCAGAAACATCTGTTGAGTTAGATTTCTCATTCTTTCTAAATTCTATTGAAAAGAATGAGTTGGATGAAATAGCCGACCGCTATAAATATGGTGCAACACTGATGTTCCCTGACAGTAATGCTTGGGTATTCCCATGGATTAGAAAGCCAAAATGAATTGCTAGGTTTTATTCTTCTATCCAGTGCTGAGTTAATGTATCGCTACTCTACACGTAGATGAAAATGTTTTGCCCCATTTTTACCCCATTACTCACTTAAAACGCATTGGCGGTTAGATAATTAATACTGTATATTTTCACAGTAATTTATCTATGTGAGGATCTACTCATGTCAGCAACTAAAGGCTTCGAACAGAATTTTTCTGTGATCTATAAGTTTGACTCTCTGACCATCAGCCATTCAACACGCAGCAAATCCATGATTTTCAATGCCAGGGTAAAAAGCCCGCCAATCTTATCCAATGCTGAAGTGATTCAGACAATGGAGATCACGGTTGAGCAGGCGCGGCATATCGTCAGCGAACTACAAAAGCGGATTGATTATATTGATGCTGGGATCAGTGATGCAGGTGTGAACTATTTAAATTAAGGCTCGGAGCAGTGGTGAGTTACAGATATATAATGCGAATGAATAGGCCGGGCAATTAGGCCCGGTCACGGTTGATTAGGCTGATGCCAGGGCAAGGCGCTCTTCGGCAGGGATATATTTGTAAATTGTCTTAGGTGATACCTCGAGCACCAAAGCCACTTGATGCATGCTTGCGCCATTTGCAAACATGCGCCTTGCTCGTTCAACAACTTCAGTTGTCATTATCCTGCGACGCCCCCCTATTCGTCCTTCTTCTCTGGCGGCTACCAATCCAGCTTTGGTGCGCTCGACTATCAACTCGCGCTCCATTTCAGCTAGCGCCGACATTACGTGAAAGAAAAAACGGCCCATGGCCGTACCGGTATCAATGCTATCGGTCAAACTGCGAAAATGCACACCCCGGCTCTTTAACTCTTCTATCAGTGCGATTAAATGGCGAACACTACGGCCCAAGCGATCCAGCTTCCACACAACCAATGTATCGCCCTCAGACATGGCGCGCATTGCTCGCTTTAAACCTGGCCTATCTGATGATTTTCCGCTGATTTTATCTTCAAAAATCTGTTCGCAATTTGCACTAACTAGCGCATTGCGCTGTAGATCAGTGTTTTGGTCATTTGTTGATACCCTTATATAGCCAATTAACATGCTTGATTACCCAAAGAAAATGAATGCAGTGTGTCATTTTTGTGGGGATGGCTAAAGGTTGAGTATTCGCTAAATCCTTGGTTTAGGCGACGCGGCTAAAAAGGACATTGCAACTAATGCGGAAATGCAGGTGGGAACAGCGGATAAGCTGGTTTCGCTAATTGGACTAATGAGTATATTTGGTAAAAGAGATTTCACCGAGAATGACTATATTCGCATTCCAGATGTGCCAGGCGGTTTAATAATCCAGTGGTGTTTAGTAACAAATTTACTTCCAAACGTTGCTGCAGTGTCACCGTGGAGCTGGACTTTACCCATCCCATTCCCCAATAAAATCTTGGGCGGGACAGTAGCTACTGCCGGAACAGCCACACCATTATCGAGTAGTGCCAATTTATCAGGTATTCCCAGAACTAACGGCCCAATTCCCAACATTACTGGTAGTGTGCAAAATACGCGAACAGACCAATCTGTTTCTATCTACTGCATCGTTATAGGACGCTGATATGAAAGCTTTATTTAGTCCATCATTAGTAACGTTTATTCCTGATTATATGGCAGTCGATGGAAGCTATCCTCCTGAAATTTCAGATAGTCTTATTGCCGTCACTGATGAAGAATTGGCTCTATATTGGCGGCAAACGCCTCCAGTAGGTAAAGCATTAGGTGTTGCTATAGGGAGGCCCGCATGGATCGATTTACCACCGCCAACCCACGAGGAGTTAGTCGCCAATGCTAATGCTAAAAAGAGCCAGTTAAAAGCCATTGCTGATTCAGAGATTGAATGGCGGCAAGATGCGGTTGATGACAGGAGCGCTAGCGATAAAGAGATAACAGCGCTGGCATCGTGGCGAAAATATCGCGTGGCGCTGATGCGGGTTGATACTTCGAATCCGCTTGAAATTGAGTGGCCAGTATTACCGGAATAGTGGACTAGCCGGGCGTAATGCCCGGCTTATAGAGTTACAGGGGTGCTGTAGGCCAAATGATATCGGGCGCAGTGTTCACATCAACATCATCAAGTGCAATGCGATATGACTTCCACAACTTCAACTCAGCGGTCTTATCCTGCCCCGCCTCTATCCGGTCTTTGAGTGTTTCTATCTTGTCGCTTGCATCACTCATCAGCTTTGATTTATCAATTTTAGCCTGAGAGATGAATACAGCTTTTTGAGATGGAGATGGGCCAGATAGCCACTCTCCCTTCTCGGACGCATAAAAATCTATGCCTGGACGCTCGCCATCTTTCATGAGCACCCATCCGTCAGGTGTCTTTTCTGGTAGATTGATAACTATGCTTTGACTTGAATGACCAATTTCACCCATTACGTTAGACATGATTAAGCCTCTTTATATACTTTAAGCCGGAAAGGTAAAGTTGATTGAGTTGCTGTCGCCGCATGAAGTGAGCCGCATAGGGTGGCGGCGGCTAATACGCCAAAGCTACCCGATTGCACAACAATAACGTCTGTAGCTATATTTTGTGTTGCTAAAATACCCACAGCATTCGTCACCGTGGAATTAGAGAACCACCCCGTCTGCCCCCAAACGCCGTTATAATAAACCTCCGCAACAACGATGATATTTTTCCCTGGGAAAGGGTTCGCATATTCTTTTCTAGTATTTGCCGGGTAATTGTAGGGACTCGCCCCGCTACCATCTGGATACATAATCGTAGTTTCATTAAATCTTACATCGTTTCCCGCCGCGACAGTTCCAGAAGCCGTACCAACGTTCTTTTTAGCAGCGTCGCCTAAACCAAGGTTTAAGAGAGTCTGCGCAACAGCTGCCGGGCCAGCATCTTTAATTTCAGATAAGTTATTCGTGATTTTTAATAATAAGTTTCCTAAATCACTGACTGCTTTTGGCGTGGCTGCCAGTGTCTGGCTGGTACTGTTTGTTGAGTTACTTAATTGAACAATACCTTTTTGGTTTACTGTGGCATCTTTAAGATCTGGAATACCTTCACTAACTAATTTTTGTATCGCAGCAAGTAATTGCGCGCGATTAGCTTTATTTAAAGCAAAGCCAGCTGCTTCAACAACTCCCGCCAGTTCTTCCTGCACGGCATCAAAGTAATCATCATCCAAAGCCGTAGCCGGTACGCCAGTCTGTGGGTTACCACGGGTAAAGCCGTTCTTGCCCGCGCCAAATTTATCAACCTGGGCGGTTGGGGTATCAATACGATGCATAAAAGGTTACTCCGGGTATAAGAAAGTCACATAGGTGTGTGAGGGGCAAAGTTTGTTAATGACGCATTCGGCGGTGGTATCGCCCCAGGTTCTCAGGCTGTCGGTGCAGACAGAAGTACAGGTCATGTCGGTTATCTGGGTGGCATTCGGCATGTTGACCTGCCACCAGTAGCGCCACTCGTCTGAATAAAGCGAATCAATACAGGTCGCGGTACAGCGAAAAACATCACTTTCAAACTGGGTAATAGTGGCATCTGGGTAGCCCAACGCCGCCAGTTGCGCCAGATAGAACGCCTTATTAATCCCGCCTGTAATGTTAATTTTTGCATCCAGCCGCTGTTGTCGCTGGGCCAAAGTCTGCACACCGGGTGGTGCACAAGCGTCCGGCAGTCCGGTTAATTGCTCATAGCGGCTAATGAGTTCGGTGGTAGTACGTGGATCAACTTCTACCATCAAACCATCCCCACGCCGATGGATGCGGGAGTAAGACGGTGCAAGCCCCAGCAGTAGGGGATCATCCCCCTCCCACGCTGGGCCACGCGGCAGCAGGTTTGTTAATAACTGGCTATAGCTGTCGATTAAGTCCACGTTAGATCTCCCACAATGGGCAGCTCAGTCGCGGCCAGCGGTATATCATCGGTCGGGCTGACCAGAACGTGTTTATATTCGCCAGTAGCGATACTGATAGCCTCGCTGATACGCGAGTGATCCAGTGTTCCACCCGGCACCCCATCACGCAGAAACATAGCGCGTAACTCAGCAATGACCGCATAGCGCACTTCTGGTGTGTCAGGGGTGAGGCGAATATGGAACGGCACCACTTTTGCCACTGGCGCGAGGATATAGAGGCTGGCCCCTGCCACCGGAGCCAGCGGCAGAATGTGATCACGCACCGCGCTGACCACCGCATTATCAGGGATGGGGTTTTCAAGATTGCTGTTGGCCACCATCACACCGACCGTACCAGTTCCCATCCAGTGGCGATAAGTCCAGGCACGCGTAACACCGGGTACCTCTTTAGCCCAGATAATATAGTCAGGATCAGCGCCGCCTTGCGGGGTGTAATACCACCGCTCAATGACTCGCGACCGCCACTCTTCTACCGGCTCAATATCAGTGCCACCCTCTATGTTATCCGCCGCCGCTGATGATGGCAGGCCGTTAATCGGTTGAGTCAGTACCATACCAATACCATCATCGGTATTCCCCAAAGTGCCAGCCACCGAGCAAATCACCGGTACCCGCAGAACGCCTGCAACAGCAGTTACCGCCGCCGTGGTGGTGTACTCCTGCAAATCATCACGTTGAATTACTCTGCCGGCAGGCACTTCAATACCGTTGGTAACCCCCTCCCAGCGCACAAAACCAGTCGCGGTTGCGGGCTGCTTGCGTGGGCAGCGCTTCATATTGCCGTGACGCGCTAACCAATCCTCATCGCACTGATCCGGTAGCAGGTTGCTGGCCAGATAATCGATGTAGCCGTAAACCGTATGCACCGCCGCCGCATGCACCCGGCTGTAAACCTCGGTGTCGGTACGGCGCAGAACGGCATCAGTTTGGAAGCGAGAATTAAGGTCACTGCGGATTTGGGTAATCAGTTGGGGAAGTGTCGGGCGGTTAAATCCGCTGTCAGCCATTGAGTGCACTCCATAAATCATCAAATGTGATGAGCTGAGAACGGCCATCGTTACGATACAGGGTTATCTCGGCAGTCAGTATTTCGGTACCGCGCCGCTGCACATTGATGGCTATTCGTGAAACTATGCCGTCGTCTTTTAGCCAGGCTAGCGCCTGTTCTAAGTAGCCTCTGGCCAGTTCGACGGTGTTATGGGTCAGTGTGGTGCGCTGAAGCAAGTACAAACGGGAACCAATACGGTCATTTTGTATCGTGGGATAGCTGTCACCCCACCACCCCATCGGCTGTTCTGAATCATCATCCGGATCAGCACGACGCCAGGTGAAAAGAGAAATAATCACTGCGCGAGTTAAGTTATCGGTGGGTGTGGAGGCTGATTGTTGTTGACCATTCACCATCAGGATCATGAGTTACTCCATTTTCTGGTTAGGCTTGTCAGTATTCGGTTCGCCATGTGGGTGAGTATGCGAATTGAACTGGTCGCGCATAGCCTTCATGGTGCCGGTTTTATCTTTAACATCAGCCGCAGACTCAATGTTACCGACTGCTTTTATCCCACCGCTGGCTTCAATGAGCGGGGTGTTGAATACCGCTTTTTCCTCGGCGTTCACAATAAACTGCTTGGTGTTCAGCTCTATTTGGTTGCCGCGCTTGAGAATAATGCTGTCGCCCTCATCGCTATAAATCGCAACCTCTCCATCCTTTAACCCTTTAATCCGGTACCGACGATCAGCCACCACTAACACCACGCCATGCGAGCGGTCACCATCGGGGAAAGCGGCAAACGCTTCCGCGCCCGTATGCGCGGCGCTGGTAAAGCCGTAAGGTTCCAGATGTTCGATATTGTCTTTTAGCTCATCGGCAATCATCTGGATTTGTAGCATCTGGTTTTTACTGCTGGTGTCCAGGCGGCGCACTACTGCGCGCACCAGCATATTGGACAGCCCGCGCTGTATCCCATCCAACAATCGACTCATTAGAATTCGTCCTCTTCGGCTTTTTTGCGGCGCTTTTTGTCAGGGTTAGGCGGTTTTGGTAAGTAAGCATCAGGCGGGCCAACCCGCAGTTGGGTAATAGTTCCTTGCTCGTTTTTACTGTAGGTCACCTCCGCGATTAACATGTCGCGGTTGTTAAACCCCAGCACCGGATCAAATACCGTCACCAGTTGATTGGGCGACCACAAATCGCCATTCCCCTGCCGCCAGCCCTGCACCGTATAGGTCACTTCATCGGTACGCGCTGCCCGCCGTAGCATCTCAAACTGACTGCGCTCAATTACCGAGCCGCCTGTGGCATTGCCGCTCTGCTTAATCACCATAGGGCGATAGCGGCTGACGCCGCCGTCTACCGTTTTAGCCCGGATGGCATTGGTAGTGGCCGCGCCAAAATCGTCGTCATTACCCGACCGCTGGCCCGCTACCACGTATTCAGAAAAGCGGTCTTTGATGCTCTGTTCTGTGTCACAGGAAATGATATTTTCCCCCAGCACCAGTGCGGTAACAGTGCGTGAGGCTCCCACCGGGCCAATCACCAATGCACCGGCTGGATTGTCATAGGCCAACACCTGCTGAATGCCCATCATCTTATCCAGCACATCAACCACAGTTTCGCCGTAATCCACCTGCAGCCCCTGCATCGGGGTGTTTTCCACTCCGGCATTGACCACCGGCACCCCAAAGGGAGCGGCCAGCTGGGTCGCGATCTGGACAAAAGAGCGGCCGGTAAATTGAGTTATCAGGGCGGCGCAGTCGATCAGGTCTTCGGTTTTGCTGCGACCGACAATGCCCACCGATACTGAGCGGGCGTCATAGCGTACCGGTGTGGCATCGATATAGCCGGTAACCACTAAATCAGTACCGATCAACACCGTGACTGCATCGCCCTTTTTCACTCTGGGTTGCAGGTGTCCGGCCTCTTCGCTGCCGGGCCATTGGCGGGTGATTTCCACATTAAAATCACGGGCCAGACGTTCGATACCGGCCGAGATTGAGACCGACGTCCAGCCGACCCACTCACGGCCATTCACCCGCAGCGTGACATCGTTATTCATCGAATTGGCACCTGTAGCGTTTTCACCGGCACAAAGCCGGGATGGGTTATTTGGTTGCGACCTATAATGTCAGTTTCGCGCGCGGCGGAGTCATACCAGTCAGCTGCCAGCACCAACGCGGGCAGCACTTCATCAGGGGTGCGGAAGGTGGTTTTTTCTATCTGCTCGAGCCGCATGCTGATATCGCGATTCACATCAGCGCGCACGGTGTTGATCGCCAGAAACAGCGCATCATCAGTGACTCGCAGCAGTTCCTGATCAATGGCGGTATTGAGGGTGTCGCGGATCTCTGTCAATGCATCGTAAGTCACTGGCGGAGTAGCAGCTACTGTGTCGCTGAGCGATGTGACCGCCGGATGAGTGACCAGCGGCAGTTGCGCCTGTGGTGTCACCGTGGCAGTCAGTGGCGGGCGGGCCTGCGGTAAATCAGCCACGCTTTGTGCCGCCTCAGTCAGTGCCGTGGTGCGGATGGCCTGAGCCACCACGTTGCGCTGGGTGGTCTGAGTCTGGATAGTTTTGCTGTCCGTTTTCCATACCCCATGTGGAGCCAGATCACGACCCACAGTAAACCCGCTCAGCCCCTTAATCTTATTGATGATGTCGCCACTGTTACCCAACAAACTATTGCCCGAACGCCACATACGTTGCAGCCGGTTAACGAAATTCATGCCGGAACTGGGTGGCATCAGCAGCACCGACAGGTCACCATCCAGCAAGCGGCCCACATCAGCAATAGCCGAATTCACACCGTCAAAGGTTTTGATCGCGGTGTTCATCATGTCGCTGGCGTCACTGATCACACCGTTCTGGATAAAGTCAGCCATCCCCTCCAGCCCGAAATCCTTCCCAAACGCATCAGTGACACAGTCGGTCATGGCATCACAGGAAGAAACCAACTTCTGGCCAGTGGCGACACCGGAGGTGGGGAAAGAGAGTTCACCGGCTTCAACAAAGTTAAAACTGATGGTGCACATGCGGCCATCTGCCGCGCTATGGCTAACCCTGATCTCACCGTCGATGCAGACATTTAGCTCGCCGTACTGCGGGTGGATCAGTTTCCCCGGCCCCGCCTGGTTAATGGCGGTAATCAGTTGATCACGTTGAGCCTGGTAATCATCACCTATCAGATAGGCTGAAATAGTATCGCGCCGCGTCACCCGCCCTAAGTCTTCTGAGTAAGGCTTATCGCGGTTGGGGTATTCGTGGGTTTGTGTCCTGCGCCCGAAAGTGGCCTCATCATCCTGCGTTTTAAATGGCACACCACGAAACGAGGCCGGTAATAGCTTATCTTTCCAGCTCATACATTCTCCGGGCATAAAAAAACCCACCGAAGTGGGTTATATTTTTAGTGGTCTAACAGTTACTCAACAACGGTACATTGAGACTTGTGCTCACCTTTATTCTTTCCCTTGCTGGTATTCACTATTGTTTCGACATGCCCTGAATTTCTCATAGAGATCGAGACTGTGCCGTTTGGAGCGTTGTAGTGATACTCCCATCCAATAATGTTTTTCACCGTCATATCATCAAACTCAAGAGAATCGGGCCACATGCCGCCATGTGCCGAAGGGTTAAGGCTAAATGTTTCGGGTTTACTCACCACGAGAATTGGCTGCGGATTCGGATTACTACCATTAATAATGATGGCCTCCTCGACACCGCTGCATTTTAAATTAATTGACCTAACCGCTGGCTGACCTTTCTCGTCTTTCCCATCGTTAGCAACAAACTGATTAAACTCAGTGACTATTTTAGATTGTTGATTTTTTGCCTTTGGTGTAGAGGCAATAGATGCGGAAGATAAAAGGACTGATAAACATAGAACAATACAAAATGAGTTTAATTTCATTAGCTTCTCTGTTTATTTTCTATTGGAAAACGGACTGTAACCTACATCATAACCCACGCCAAAACCAGACTGATTAGTTTTAGTGCCAACAATTGCCATACCAGGGGGGGCATTATCAAACTTAACAGTGATTTCTCCATTGACTGCCTGAGGCCGAGCAGAAGCTAAAGGCACCTTAGAGTTTTGGCTGCCATCCATATTTAACAGCTCTTTCATGCGCGGAATAAATCCAGTGTAGCCTCTGTCTTGCTCCCCTTTTTTAAGCCTATCAACCAGAATTTCCCCTTTGGATTTATTGGTAGCCTGAGCCTCTTTATCCAGATCGTCCAGTTGCTTAAATAAGCTGATGATCACGCCGATAGTGACCATTTGACCACCATAAGAGATAAGTGTTTTTAATGCACCATTAAGCCCTCTGACACCTGCACCACCAGCGTTAATTCCTTTCAAAAATGAGAACGCAAAATCACCCGCCATATATAGCGCCAGCCCTTTCATTGCCCCTTCCCAGCCCCCCACTAGATCGACAATGGGCTTAATCTGATTCCATACATCTTTAAATACCGGCCCTACTGTATCCCAGTTAGCCACAATTAACGCCCCCGCACCGATCAGCAAGGTAAGTAATTTACCCAGCGGTGACATTTTGGTGACGAAATTCATAATACCGATTGCTTTCGTTACCGCTGTTACGCCAGTAGCAACAGAAATTAAATAAATCCCTAATTTAAATACTGTCTTTATTAATTCAGGGTTGGCCTTAACCCATTGCCGAAACTGCTCTAATAAAGGTTTAAGCTCTTTAGTACCCTCGGTAATATAGGGCAGGAACATATCTCCGAGAGTAATACTGGCAATCTCTAACTGATTCTTCAGTAATTGAACTTCGTTAGCCGTGGTTGCCGCTCTGGATTCATATTCTTTTTGCATTGAACCGGCATACACCTGAGCATCTGCAACTTTATTAAAATTCTCCCTCAGTAAATCCATATTGGTTAAGAGAGGCGCTATAGCCCCTAGCGATTCTCTACCAAATAGCGCCTCCAGTGCGGCAGCCTGTTTAGCTTTAGGTAATTTAGCGACAGAATCCAATACCTTTAAAATAGCGGTTTTGGAATCTTTCTGCATATCCGCAGCCAGTTGCTTAGGATCTATTTTTATAGCTTTTAATACTTTCCCTTTTAATCCTTTACCTGTGCCAGAGGTAAGCGACAACATAAAGTTTTTAATACCCGTTGAGGCTATCTCTGACTCTACCCCCATCCCGGCGATAGTCGCCCCCATTGCCGCGATTTCCCCCGACGCAAGGCCCGCCACACTACCTAACGGGCCAATTCGAGTCACAATTTCCGAAATTTTTGCCGCATTAGCCGGGCCAGTATTCCCCAGATAGTTAACTTTATCTGACAACGTAACTACTTCACTTTGCGTTAACTTAAATGCCGTTCTCCACTGAGCCATCATCTGGCCTGACTCTTCTGCTGTCTGATCGAAAGCGATACCCATTTTCACTGCATCGGTTGCAAACGCTTTCAGATCGGCACGAGCAATACCGGCCTGTCCACCCGCAGCAACGATGGCGGCTATTCCATCAGCAGCCATCGGAAGTTCGGTGGACAGCTTTAATATATCTTCGCCCATCTCCTTAAATTGGGCTGGCGTGTCAAAGTCCACAACCTTACGCACATCAGCCATGGAGGATTCAAATTCCATCGCCTGGTTAATGGGAATAATGAACGCACCACCAATGGCCGCGCCCATCATCGCCACACTTTGCATAACGTCTTTAAATTCCCCCTTAAACTTACGCAGGTCCTTCTGCATAGTGGTCAACGCCGGAGATAACTTATTGACGCCAGTAATAATCGCTTTTAACTGAAAACTATCTGACATTATTTAGCTCCGAATTAATGCGCTCGGCCTGCGTCTCCATCTCAAATATTTTGGATAGCGGGCAAGCCATGACGGTAAGGGGATTCATTCGCCAAAAATAGGCAACGTTATAGACGCGACTAGTTAGCTCGCTGACACTTTTGATGCCGTAAAAAAACCAACAATCTGCATTGAGATAGTGATCAAGTCTTTCGGCAATAATTGCTTAGCTGATGAAGGGGGAATATCAGCCAGTATCGGTAAATATGCCAGCGTGCAACTCATATCAATTTTAGCGCTACCGTTATCCGAATAAGAGAACGGCATACCAAACTTGGCAATTTCATCATATTCAGGTGCGCGAATATTTAACTCTTTGACCTTTTCACCACCAACGGTAATTTCTTTAGTTAATGTCACAATCATTGGTAAAAGCCCTCTTCCCCGTGGAACTCCATATCCACAGTACCTTCCTCGGCATTGTGGTTCGCTTCGCCATGCAGCCAAGCACTCGAAAGCACATACACCTGACCGTTCGCCAGCTCGCTGGTGATGGTCATGGTGTCGGCGGAAGTGATCTTGCTGATCGGGTAGTCTTTGGGGACTTTAAATGTCCCTTTGGTATAGGGGGCGCGGTGAGTCTCTTTATAGTGAACCGAGCCATCCATGCCGATCACATCATCTTTCACCGCCGTGTTCATTGGCACCTCGATGCCGCCAGTCAGAGATAATTGCTGACCATCAATTTTAAAAAAGCACGTACCGCCAATTCGGGACATTTAGGCAACCTCTTCGCTATATTGCAGACGGAACTGATTAAGCACCGCGAACACTCGCAGTTGGTTGACATAATCAGGTGGGAACAGCACATCAAGCCGGTTAGGGTTATCCGCGTTGCGCTCGACAATCAGGTATTGCTTGAACAACTCAAAGTTTTCAACAATGCCCGCACGTTCCAGTTGGCGGTAAATGGATAACATTTCTCCCTTAATAACATTCGGTGTGACAATCGCCTGACCTGCACCGAAACGGGTACCATCGTTCGCCAGCTTATGGCGTGGGTACTTACTGGTGATAACCGACTTCAACCGGCGCAACGCATAGGCGCTGGTATGCAATGTTTCACTATCAAGAAAACTGTTATCAGCATTGCCATAGGCGTTTTTTTGATAGGTGGTGATATCACGCTGAATGCGTAATACCCCGCCCTCGCTGTAAGCGGTGGCGATGCCGTGGGTTAACAGGGATTGCTGTTCGGACAGAATGAAACGCGTGCCTACCGGAGCCGGAAGCGCGTCATTTAACAGGCCGGTTTGCGTAGGTCGTGCCGGATCGTTACGGATAAACACCGAATTACGCGCAGTTCGTGCTGCAATCAGCTCATCCGTTGCCATCTGTACGCCGGTTTCATAGCCAGCAATAGTCAGATGCGGGTCGTTGAATGTGGCACCAAAAGCCACCAGATCCGACAAATCACCCACTTTCGCGGTATACACATGGCCATATAACTGCCGTGACCAGCTCCAGCGCCCGGTATCGTCGTTCATCTCTTTGCCGATAGTGGCCAGTGATGCCGAGTCATTAAACGGGAAAGCGATAAAATCAAACAGCTCATCACCCAGCGTGGCAATAGTGGCAGACAGGTTTGGTGCACCGGCCCCGCCAGCCAGTGGAACAATCGCCACATTCACGCCAGAGGGGTTCTGCTCACCACCGACCGTACCGCGATAGTTCAGGCTGACAGGCAAGCCATTACCGGTTAAACCGCTGTTTTTGGCCGTGAGGGTGACAACACCTGCAGCAGCAATGGCGGTCACCGGTAAATCAACCAGTGCATTAATTGCTGCAGCAATGCTGGTAGCGATAATCGTCGGAGTATCCAGTGCGGTGACAATCACCTGCACTCGAGTAGATCCAAGATAAATAGAGAGAGCGCCGGAGGCTTGCGCGGTACCGGTGACCGTGAGTGTGCCGGTTGCCGGATCACCCGCGACTTCAGGGACAGCAACCACCCACAACTCACCAAAGGGATCGACAGCCCGATAAGCTGCCACCATGCGGGCTAACTGGCTACCTCGACCGGCTACCTGCCCCGCTCTGTCTGCCGATGGCATAATGACGAGTGTGTTCTTTTCAATCGAACTGGTTGCCAGCGCATGAGCGATAATCAGTGATGGCCCGCTGTCTTGCGCCGTATTCGCCGCGCTATTGTCCATTTCGGCAAAGAACAACGGCACCCGTAAATCATTAGGGATGTTGTTAAAGCTGATCATTGTTTTTTGGCCTTCTGCTCAGGTTGAACGAGGGGTGCCGGTGGTGCGGTTTCTTCAGGTTCTGCGGCCTTGACGGTCACTTCTCCTGACGCTATCCGACGGTGCCAGTAAATATTTTCATCGACGTTTCGGCCCTCTGCGGGCAAAAAGTCACCTCTAACCGGGTCAGGAACTGACCGGTCATCTTTGGGGATCACATGCATAAGGGGTTACTCGTCGTTAAGGGGAATGTTTAGCTTGTGTTCAATGGTGCCGTCAGGTGTCATAAAATCGACATCAACCATGATTTGCTTCAACTCTGCAAGCTGCTGAAGGTCGTCCCATTGTTGGGTATCTTCGACTGTAATGTCTCGTATTGCTGAGAAGTCATACTGGTAATAAAGATGGGCGCGGTTCATATCCAGCAGGTTGCCACCATCATACTGAATCGGGTCATAGCAAGACTCAGGTTCCCAGCCCAGCAGCGCTTTAAACAACTCGGCCCGAATATTATCGACGGCATCAAAAGCGGCTTTCTGTCCACGCTGATCAGGCGTGTTGTCCAGCACCACAATCACAGCGAAACCATCAGTGAGAGCCTGCCAATAGTCGGTTTGTGACTTTTGCTCTCCTACATTGTCATCCAGCGGAATCACCCAAGCGGTGGGTAATTCCATCTTTGTCGTTTCGGGTATGGCCTTATATTCAGCGGCACCGGATATGCGCCCATTAAATGATGGGCAGCGCAATCGAAGTGCAGCAATAACCACTGAAAGTTTCATTTTTTAACGGGCCTCACTGAGCTTTGTAGCGCCTCAAACAACACACGCTGAATCCACGCCTGCCGGTTGAATAACGCCTGCTCCATAAAGTTTTTACGGGGTTTGATTTTCCAGCCATCCCCACCAGCACCACCGCGACGGTGATTTTTATTGCGACGAGCGCCCTGTTTAACACCATAAAACAGGAAAGCAGGATAGAACGCGCCCTCAATAGGACGCGAACCTTTGCCGCCTTTCTGGTTTGGGGCGATCCGGACGAGGAAGCCGGGGCGGTTTGCCGTTGCGGTAGGGACGCGATAACCAATGGATTTAGCCAGCCGCCCCGTGCGATAGCCCGGCACTTCTCCAGCATTCGATATCGCCCGCCGTGCCACCAGGCGACGCGCCTCACGCAAGACATTCTGACCGACACTGACAAACGCCCGTCGCACCCTTGCTTTGTTAAAGGTTAATTCTGGCGTTTTATCAAAATCGACGTGCAAATATAGGCCGCTGGTAGAGTTCTCAATCGCCATTAATGCCCCTCCCCGATAGCTTCCACGGTACCCAGCTCTTCAGCAGTGATAACCAGAAAGCGGCTGGCTTCATTCAAGTTGGTGGTTCCCTTGATCCGGTAAACCATTTTATTAATTACCACTTCATCATCGGTGGTAACGCCCGTTCGGTAGCGGATAACAATGCGGTGCGTAATAGCGACATCTATCTGCATCGAACCAATACGGACAGAATCACCAATGGCTGACAATTTGGCCCAGGTATCAAAGGTATTGTGATAAACGGAATCAACCCCCATATGCCCGTTGCCGGGAACATCTTCGCGGGTACGGAACTGGGCGCGCTTGTTTAGTTCGCCAGGAGCCGGTGGCCGATAAGTGGCGTTGATTTCAGTGAAGCGGCGTTGAGTCATGGGCTAAACCTGTAGGAACCGACCAGAAAATAAAAACTCATCGGCACTTCTGACTGTTCGTAATCACTTACTGATGAGCGGTTTTCATACCAGTGACTGATGAGTGCCAACATAGCCAGTTTGATATCACTACTGACAATAAGCCCGTCAGGATCTGTTTCCGGCACCTCAGCCTCATAAATATTCCGGTTTAAGTAGCTGGTAACTCTCTTTTCTGCTGCGTCAGCATAAAGTTTAAGTAACTCATCTTCATGGGTAAATTCCGGATCAATTCGACACTGAGCTTTTATCTGATCAATTTCCAATATCATGATTAGCTCCCAGAGGTCTTATTTTTTGCTTTTCTTGTCCGCCGGCTGCTCTGGCTGCTCTGGCTGCTCTGGCTGCTCATCAGCTTTTTGACCCGGCAGTTGGAGGTCAACTAATTCCAGAATGTTTAACTGTGAAGCAATGTCTAGAACGCGGGCAGGCAACTTTTCATATTCACCCGCAGGCAGGGTTTCAACATGGCAACCGTCAGGAGACCATTCAAGATTTTTAGTCAGTTTGTGCATAGACACCTCAAAAGAAAGGGGCCATCAGGCCCCGTTGGATTAATTGGCAATGTTATGCAGCTGCGCCGATTTTCAGCAGTTTGATAGCCTGAGAATCAGCCAGCATCCCACCAGTACGCTTGGTGGTATAGAAACCAACAAACGGTTTGTTAGTGTAAGGATCGCGAAGAATGCGGGTGCCGATACGGTCAACAATGGTGTAACCGCGCTTGAAGTTACCGAATGCAATCGCTTTGGCATCTGCAACGATATCCGGCATTTGCTCGTTTTCAGCAATACCATAACCGGCCAACATAGACGGCTGGTCAAGCTCTAAGCCTGGACGCCACAAGTAATCACCACGTTCATCTTTCAAAATACGAATTTTGAACAATGAGTTGTTATTCATCATGAACTTAGCACCTTTACGGTGAACTTTTCGCAAGGTGTAAATCATTTGAATGATACTGTCGGCTGTTACTGCAGCGGCGGATCCAGACAGAAGGTGCTGCAACTTGCCAAATGCCCGCACACTATCCTTTTCATCGGTAGACGCATAAGCGAGAAAACCTTTAGGTTTCAGCACACCACTGCCAGTTGTGAATGCAATTTCTTCCTGTTCGGAGAATTCCATGCTCAAAGAGTCATTAATCCACGTCTCCACATTAAAGAAAGCATCATCCAACATGGTTTGAGTGGCTTGCGGGTTACCGTAGATCTCGCCCATAAATGGAATGATTTGCTCTAAACGCGGTGTGCCCGTTGCCGGACGCTCCGCTTGCTCACCAACCCAGCCGGAACCTGCACCATGCAAATTGACTAGTTTCTTATAGTCACTGGTGCCCACGGTAATAACGGTGGATTCCTGACGCATAATCACTTCATCTTTCAGGATATCCAGCAAGGTACGATCCAGCTCTTCAGGTACCGCATAACCACCATCTGCATCAGTGCCGGTATTCAGCGCTTTTTGTTCAAGCTCACGCAGTCCATCTTCTTTGCCCTTGCGAACAAACTGCATAAAGGCAGATTTGTGCTCGGTCGCTGTTTTGGTGTTGGTACCACCACCTGGGCGTTTCAGTGACTTAATTTCTTCTTCCAGGCTGGCTTTTAAATTATCCAGTTCGGTCAGTTTGCCGTTAAGCGTCTCCACTTCCCCAGCCAGTTTGCCTTTTTCCTGCTCAACCGCATCAAGGCGTTTATCGTTTTTCTCTTTAAACTCAGAGAATTTCTGATTAAGTTCCTGCGCGACCTGCTCTACATCTTTGATTTCAACAGCCATGGGTAACTCTCCAAATTAAAATTTAATAGATTTCAGTGCATTAAGCGCGTCATTAACCTCATCTGCTTCTCGCAGAGAGATTGCGCCATATCCTTCAGCCATAAATGCTTTGGCCTGAGTGCGAGAAAGCCCAACGTCGCGCAGGACTCTTTCAATACTTTTTGGGGATGGTGTTTCACCGCGGGCGAAGGCAGATTTCACATCACTGACCCGCGCCTCATCGTTAGATGGAAAGGTCACCGGGCTAACTTCCCACAGATCAATTTCCTTCAGTAAAAATGCTTCTTTATTGCGGTCGTACTCCCAATCCTTGAGCATGTACCCAATAGAAAGGCCGGTTAAAGAACCGGCCTTCATATGTGCGTGAGCGCGTTTGGCGAGTGGGTCGTCGTCAATTAACAATCGTCCCTTAACGAACAACCCGACATCATCCTCTTTCATTTCAGTATAAATACCGATCGGCTCATCCATGCGGTGTTGCCATAACATGGCAGGCAGGGCATTTTTATCCCGCCATGCATTCAATGATTTGATGAAAGCACCTGGCACAACAATATCGTCATAGCTGTCTTTCACGCCAAAGACGGAGCCATAGCCCTCAAACTCTCCCGAGTCACTGACTGATTTCAGCTTTAGCGGGAAATCCATGCGTTGCTTAGTCAGCATGTTTTTGATCCTCAGTAGGTTTGGTTTTGCTTTCTTGCGGTTTAGTGGTCATGTTCATTGGGGTGAGGTAGATGTCACCGCCCGGACGTGGGTTTCTATCTTCCAGCTCCAGGCAATCATTCGGGGAGAATATGCCCCAGTTAATTCCGGTCGCATAAGACTCAAAACGAGACTTCATATCTCCCCGTAATAACGCACCAGCATTGAATTTGGCGTAAAATTCACCCTGCTTTGATTCGCGCACCAGACCGATATTGATACGTTGCTCAATCCGGGTGAGGTAAGGCACCAAAGAATAATTAATAAAACCAATACCGAGATTCTCAATATTACTGAATGTTGCATGGTCGGTGTTTTGCACCAGATGCATGGGAACTCGAAACAGGCGACATATCTCTTCAAGTTGAAATTTACGGGTTTCAAGGAACTGGCTATCTTCAGCGTTCATTCCCATCGCTTTCCAGTCGAGGCCCATCTCAAGGATCATTGGCTTATGGGCATTTTCCAGCCCAGAGTGCCTACCCTCAAAATCGCCCTTAAGCCGCGCATACGCCGCATCACTCAAAGCCTGTTCAGTGCGTAGAACACCTGATGTCACTGCGCCATTTTTGAATAGCCGCGAACCGTGCTCTTCAGTGGCCAACCCCAACGATATCGCTTCGCGAGCATAAGCTATGGGGTTTAACCCATTCAGCCCATCAAGTGTGAGAATACGAACATGCCAAATATCATCTTGCGATAGAACGTCTGTGGTGCCATCTGGAAAGGTGACTCGGTATACCGGTTCCCACTGGCTATTCAGCTTAGGTTCAACGCTGCCAGGGTCTAGTGGCAATAACTCCACCACCTCACCTAACGCTTTGACTTTATAGGCGTAGAAGTTGCCGCGAAGACATAAGCAAACAATCAGTAATTCCCAGAACTCCTGCGGGGTCATGTATCCATTAGGCTTGAGAGATAAGAGTTTTGAGAGCCGCTCTTTGGGGACTTTTTCCCGCCGACCGTTCGCTGATTTATAAAGGTTGCAAGGCAACATACCGACTGACTCAGCCAGGACACGAATACAACCAAACACAGCGGTAAGGCGCATCGCTTTTTGGCTACTAACTCTCAAACCAGTATAAGTGTCGTATGTCATGCCCACTATTTCGGCTAATTCAGCGGGAGTGGTCACGCGAGCGGTATCCGGGGTGGACTTAAACATATTTGGAAAAAACATTAAGCCCCTCCATCATTGTCATTGGGCTTTTGAGCCACCGATCTGGACACCAGATAAGACCATGCCAGGCATAAGCCACCAGCAACCGAGAATCCCAATGCAGGAAAAGTTAGCCATGCGCCATACGACAGCAACACAGCCCCGATAAGCCCTACAATCAAGGACAATATTGAAAGAAATTGGATCATAAAGTTGCCTTTATAGAGAGCGGATCCCATGAGAAACAAGGTGATCAGAAAGAGTTTTTTCGATGTCGTTCAACATAGCCCGACCAACCGCCATAATTCCCGCAACAGCCCCATCAATTTTGTTTTCATCACCCTGCTTGGTTGGCCGCACCCGATCATCACTGCCTGGGTAATAGCGACCAATCACGTTGGTCATACACCATTGCATGATGGGATTACCGTCATGATGAAAGCGGCCCGCAGCAAGAGCAGCTTCAATCTCCCGCATTGGATCACTCATATTGGTAAAGTTTTGCGTAATGATAATGGGCGACACCCCCTCTTCATCCAGAAGATGTGAAAGACTGGTTGCGCCATGTGGGTCAATTGGGGAAGAAACTATTTTTACCTGCTTATTCAACTTGGATATTGTTTCAAAAATAAGCCGGTTATCCACTTCCGCGCCGTCCGTGGGGATTAAAAAGCCCTGCTGAACGAAGTTTTGATAACGTTCTGCGGTGCGTTTTAGCTCGGTTGCGGTTGAATAGATGGTATCTTCCGGTGCCCAGAACATCGCGCCGACACAGTAATAATGTTTCCTACCGTTTATTTCCCGCATGAATATTGGGCAAGCGCAGTTCAAATCCAGCTTGGAAGCCAGGTCGATACCGAGATAGCACTCTTCCCCCTTAAACTGCTCTAAGGTGAGCGATTTATCAGTTGCATCCTTCCACTTCTCCATATTGTAATAAGCTGATTTAGCCGTTACCCAAATGTTGAAGTGTTTGGTTTTAATCTTGTTGGTCTGGCTCGGGGTCGAAATGGCCAGTTGCTGTTTAGCCCGAAGAAAATCGGGTTCAATGGAAACCCCCATATTGGGGTTGGCTTTAGCTAATGCCTCTGGCTGAGTCCAATCATCATTTTTATCAAGGGTATAAATAATCCCGAAGATGTGATCACTTTCGCCGCCCTTGCGTATCCCCTCGAGTATTTCCACAATTTGCGTACGCTTCTCATAACACGGCGACTGCATATCAAACCCAGCCGTAGTAATAATCAACGTCATCGGCTGGCTTCTGGAACCCATGCCAGTGGTCATCGTGGTATACAGCGAATCCGTGGCATGTTCGTGATACTCGTCAATAATGGCGCATGACGGCGAATCACCATCACCCGGATCACCAATGACAGGCTCAAATACCGAACCGTCCGGGCGAGTCATTTTTTTAGCCCACGGCTTGATGGAAAATTTCTTCCGCATCGCAGGCAGTTTTTGCACCATGAGCAGTGCGGGCTGAAATACCTTCCATGCCTGCTTTTCTGTCACCGCACCGCAATAAACTTCCGCGCCGAACTCCCCATCAGCACAGAACATATAATTACCAACGCCAGCGGCAATCAGGGATTTACCGTTTTTCCGAGGCACCTCGACATAAATCTCAGTGAAGCGACGGAGTTTGTTTTTCTTCTTTAGCCAACCGAACCCAACAGCAAAGATAAATTGCTGCCAGGGTTCCAGTTTTATCTTTAGCCGCTTTCTCGCCCACTCGCCTTTGGTGTGGGGCATTAACCCAATAAACCGGCAGGCCCGCTCTGCTTTATCTTTATCAAACCGGTATGGGTAATTTTTATTTTTGGACTCAGCCAGATCATCAATGTGACGCTGACAGGCGGCAATGACATATAAACCCGCAATTATCTTTCCGCTGACCACATCCCGCGCATACTGATTTGCTGCATTTACGTGAGGGTATGTTGCCATAGTTAAAACTCGTCGAATTCGTTCTCTTCTTCCTCTGGTGAACTTCCCCCGGTCATTCTTATTCGGCTAAGGGGATCTAGACCGAGCAGCGAGCCGAGGCGCGCCAGTTGAGAAACACAGTCGTTACGGACGGCAACTGCCGGATGTTTTTTTAATCCACCGGTACCGCCGAGATCTGCCAGACCCAAATTCTCAAGATCGTTGAGAGCCAGTTTGGTGATAACTTTTTCAGCGGTAATCATCAGGTGAAAGGAATTGCAGTAGGCAAGTAACAGAGGTGCATCTTCTAATTCGAACGTGCCGCGCTCGATCAGGATTTTGCTTTGCGTTTTCCAAAGTCCGATCGCCGTCTCGCTCAATAATTCTTTTGGGGGAGCAATTCGGGTCAGACTGCTTTTATTTTTGGTGGGTAAATTCTGTTTTCTTCCCCCACCAGCAGCCCTCATCGCTGTTCCCATTGATGACTCCAAATGTTAAAAATTATCGAAAAAAGATTTCTTATTTCGAGTGCATAAAAATGTGCGGAGGCTGGCGGTACGGCAGGACAAGGGCTGTAGAGATTCGATCCCCCCCTCCCATTGATGATATTGATTATCATTTGATGTAATGATGCACTGTTTTGGTGCCCACATTAATGATGTTGATAATCATTATTACTTAAGCGAAGTGGTCACACTCTCCTTCAGATGAACCATTCAGCACTGCGACTCAATGGTTGGATGGATTGAACACGACAAACTTACTCACACTCTTACCATCATCAGTAACTATCGCAGCAATACGACCATCAGTGACCATGGCATTCATAATGCCAATCATCCCAATGGTAAAGGTTCCGTGCTTATCAATGCCTACAACTGCTTGCGTGTCACGCCCTAATGCTTCGGAACATTCGACATAATTTGTCGCCAACCGGGACACAGTTTCAGCATCAGTAGCCAGTAGTATATTCAGTGCATCTACAGCTTCTTGCGCAGATATCATCTCAGTATCTCCGTTGCTGTCTTCTTGCGATGGTGTGGCCAGCAAAGTAGTTCAAGGTTGGATGGTTCATCAGTGCCGCCGTGAGCCTTGGGTATGATGTGGTCAACCGTGGTACCCGACACCACCAGACCTTCCCGCAGACACTGTTGGCACAGTCCTTTGTCCCTAGCCTTTATCAGTGGTTTCAACTTATCCCAATTGGCACCATAGCCACGTTCATGCCTGGTCTTACCCTGCTGGTGGTTCTCCCATCCTGTATTCTGATGTTCAGGACAATAACCAGTACTATGTATTGTAGTGTTGCGACACCCATGCTTACGGCATGCTCGGGGGATTCGTGGTGGCATTGTCACTTTCCCTAAATACTGCTGTGATTTTGTAGTGATGGACACTATCCAATGGAAAACCAAAACCATTCAATTCTCGGAGATCGCTGAAGAAAACGAACCCATCCTTTACAGGTAGTTGCCTCTCTTTCGAAAAGCCTATTGCAGGTGAGGATTCATAACCCGCATCACTTTTAAGCCAGACTTCTATTTTATAATGCTCAACAATCGCCATACATCCTCACTGTTTTCGCATAGCATTCTGCCGCCAGCTAATAATCTCATCTAGCCGTCCCTTGCAGATCCGCAACTCACGCTTGAGGGCCAGTGCATACAGCCCACTATCGCCCCAAGTGGTACCGACGAATTCTGGCACTTCGCATTGAGTTAATGCTGATTCTGGGGGCCACAACTGGATTAATTCGGCTGACTTATGCGGCGGGCTATTCTTGCAAGATGCTAATGTTGCTATCAGGCATCCGGCTATCAATACACGAATCCCCGATCCCCGCAGCCTTGAACCGCCTGAGCCGATCGTCACTTTCATTGCGTAGTTTCCTTTCTTTCCCTAGCTGGCGGGCCGTGGCTGTACGGTTGGCGGCGTCATTCACCTGGTATGCATCGATGATGTTGCCAAGGGCGGTGTTTGTGGATTGCTCTTCTCTCAGTGCTTCTTCAGCTTTTTCGACTTCATTTGAGAGGCTATTTCTATTGAGAAGCAGCAACAGAAAAAGAACCACCAGCAAAGCGATAATCCCACCGGTTATTTTGTTAGGCATAGCGCTCGTTCCTTATCCCGGCGAACCACCAGCCCCGCTAATTTTTTACCACCGCCGTATACCCAGCGAGTGAATTGCTCGCAGGCTGCTGTCACGTTACCAGCACGGAAATACTGGAACATGGTGGATTTCTGCATTGACGGGCAACCGGCGTTAAAGGTAATCGATGTAGCAGCATCAAAAGCACCTGGCGGTAATTTATTGCCGTTTGCATAACGAATGACACAGCGCTCAGCTTCAAGAATGTTCTTTTCCCAATCAGCAGCAATTTGTGCATCAGTTTTTCGGGTTCCAGGTATGACGCTGTGAGTATTTCCAATACCATCTGTGATAATGCCTGCGGGGCAAACATACGGATCACGGCGGCATGATTCAGCATCGCCTATCAGCTCTAATCCACGCTCACTGGTTCGGACGTTACCATTAGAGATAACGAGAGCAATGATTGCTGCCACAGAACATAAGCCACCGGCCTTACTTAGCTTGTTCATATAGTTCCTCGTTACGCTTTATCGCTTCTGCAACAATCTCCACGGCAGCTGAGCGATCCGCTATCGGTCGGGTAGTCGCATTGTTGAGAAACTCCCGCAGTATTTCTGTACGCTTCTGCTCTTCAATTAACCGCGCTTTCTCTTCACGCCGTTTGGCGTAATACGTTTTGATTGTGAAGAATGCCGAAACCACCGCACCCAGAATGAAGATGTAATCCTGCAGGGATAGTAATGAGAAAACGCCAAGCGCTAATGACCACCAATAAGGCAGGTTTTGAGAGGTAACTGGTTCCATTCGCATAGTCTCCCCCTCCCGGCCTGCGGGTTGGGCGTGTGGTTAAGGAATTTAGCCCACCAGTGCAGCCACTCATCTGTTAATAGTGTGTGTGGAGTTGATTGGGTGACTGATGGGCTAAAACGGAAAAAGGCCCACCGGCGTGAGCCTTGAAACACGTACGTTAACGTTTTCATACCATTAACTATAATTTGAAGCCGGTTACGGTTCCGGCGTCAGCACCTACCAATGTGCTGACCGCATACCTTTCTAATCTGGCTGTAGCTCTTTTTCTAACTCTTTAAGCTCACTTGCCGTCTGTAAAAATCGCTCTTCTTCCAGTTCTACCCCGATCCCTACCCTGCCTAGCTTTATAGCCGCCTTGAGTGTGGCACCCGATCCCAAAAAGAAATCAGCCACCACATCCCCCGGCCTGCTGCTAGACCTGATTATGTGTTCCATCATTTCACTTGGTTTTTCACATGGGTGTTTACCAGGATAAAAAGCAACAGAAGGGAATGTCCAAACATCGGTATATGGTACATCAGCAGTAACAGCGAACGGTCGCCGCAATGATTCATACTCGAGGCTCAACTCTGAATACTGCCTATTCAATGTCTGATATTCCGCTACCAGATCATGATGGGGTTTACTCAATATTCCCTGTTGATGCTTCTCCGCTGCTATACGGCTAAACAGAGTTTGCAATACGGCATATTGCTCGGCGTTAGGTAATTGCCACTGGCTTTCACTAAACCAATGGCTCGACATTTGCCGCCCAGTAGCCTCATTTATGGCCTTAGCTGATACGCCAAGAGATGCTCTGGCCAACCGGAAATAATCAATCAATGGCTTGAACACATTCTGTTTCAGTGTTTTGCATTTATCGGCATAAGTGCTGCCCTTGGGCGTGAATGGCTCCGCATAATGCTCTGCAAAGATAATCCGCTCAGTTGCTGGAAAATAAGCCCGCAGATCCTCTTTATGCATGCGCCGCCATGGCCCTGATGGTTTAGCCCAGATAATATGGTTCAGCACATTGAAGTGCCCGCGTACCAGAATTTCAGTGTCAGCAGCAAGTCGAGAACCGCAAAACATATAAAGACTGCCGGAGGGTTTCAATACCCGCCAAAACTCCGTAAGCAACTCATCTAACCAGGCAAGATATACTGATTCACTTTCCCACTGATTATCCCATTTACATGACTTAACCCTGAAATAAGGTGGATCAGTTGCTATCAGGTCAATGCAGTTATCAGGCAGGGTTTTGATATAACAAAGAGAATCAGCGTTAATAATTTTATTACTGTTTAAATAAACAGTGTTTTTCATAGATCATTCTACCGTTTCTTGGTAGGCTCAGATCCGCTTTGTGCACACAAGCGTTGGGCCTTGGTTCGCCTGTGAGATTCCAAACAGGCGAATGGCAGAGGCAGTGTTACCAGCACTCTTCTGCCGCCCATTCCACAAACAAAAAAGCCCTGACTTATGTCGGGGCTTGTCATTTTCGGAAACTGCTAAAACAATAAAACCCCGCCTAAGCGAGGTTTTTTTTGATTGGATAAGCGCTACTGCACAACCAACTCTTATCACACTAGAACACTTTATGCGTAGCGCACTAATCCTTTTTTATCATTTTCATGAATATGTTGGATTTGGGTATAAGGGTCCATCTCAAGAACCGCACCCGTCATTGCCAGGCAACCATCGATAAACCCCTCTGCGACCTGCATCTGCTGGCGAACTCTGCCATCGGATACCTTGTATCGCTTCGCTATTTGCCGCTTTGAAACGCCAAGTACGTAATGCAGGCATATCAGTGAGTATTCATGCGTCAAGCGCCGGGCCTTTAACTGACCTACTGCCGAATCTATGATTAGGCCATCATCATCACAGCAGGATTCTTGACGGCTTGAGGCGTCGGGCAGTAACCCCTTAAAACCAGCCGCTATAGGTGAGTAATCAACACCAGAACTATCACGCGCCCAAACACCCCAGCGCGCCAAAACTAAAGAAATATCTCTCATGATGAAGCCCCGCGTGATTTTGCTGTGACTATGGCACCAATGCCATATGCCCGGTTTAATGTGCGAATGACGTGATAAAGCTGGCTACCGTGTTTTTCCTCCCACGCAGCAACATCTTTATGTAATCGGTCATGACACTCTCGAGTTAATGGAATAGTAAATATGTCGTGAGGTTTAGTTCCCGCTCCGCCCAATCCATGATTAACGATGTGGTGCGGATCATCAGCCGGACGCTCACACCCACAACAACATATTTGTGATTTAACCCACCGCGTATATTTCTCACACTCCCATCGTTCCATCTTGGGAAGTAACATAAACCCGGCTAGTGGTTCCGGATCAATTTCAATGGAAAGCACTTTCTTAACCCGCTCAACTTTCGATTCAATGATTTGTGTTGGGTTTGGCGTCCAAGTGATATCACTCTCCCTCGTTGGCCCTGATTTCATCACTGCTGGTAGCATCCGAAGGCTGGCGCGAGCAATGGAATCCGGTAATAAGTCATAAACCTCATTAACCACCGCCCAATAGCATAATTCCGGCATAGTGAGCTGGTGGCCCTCAGGAAACCGAAAATGACCGCATACGGTTGAGATTATCCAAGTGATGAGATTGCTGGTGGCCAGTTGATCCAATCGGGGGAGTGTATGCTCTCTCAGCTTATTATCGTGATGCCAACACAAACGAATAGAACGCTGGCCATAACGCAATGTCGTGAGATTGTGGACATGAGTATCATCCGGATCATGCCACTGACACTCTTTCAGCCGTTCAACCCATGCCTCAAGCACACGCGGGCCACCAGCAGCATTGATAACCCGCTCATGTTCAAAGAAGGGTAATAATCGCGGATCATTGGCTAGCTGTTGATTGGCGACCGGCAACGCGCCAGCAGGCAGCAATTTAAACTCATCCGGCTCAGTGGCCACCAGCAAGCGGCCTGACATATACGGCAATAAATCTGCACCTGGCTTCAATATCACCACGCCCAGCTCACGCTGAATAAACGGGGTTAATAGCGCCCTCATGCTGCATGACCTTTTTTAGCAAGGTACTCAGCCCACAGCCCACCAATCCACTTAACGCCTTTGGGGGTGAATCTGGCTTGGGTAAATGCGTGATTATTAACAGTGTTGGTACCGGTCTTAACTTCGAAGCGTTCCAAATCAATATGCTGCTGATACGGAGTTAGCCCACCGGCCAGACGGTACATGATGCGATTCTCAATAAGGAACAGCCGGAAGTCGGTTTCTCTGGCTTTCAGTAATTTGCACACATTACGGAATACCATAGAACCGGTGGCCTGAACGTAGCGATCGACAAACTCAGCCTTTGGTGCGGCAATCGAAAGCTGATTTTCAAGCTGTTGCTTTTCTTCTGCCAGATCAGCGGCAAGACGCAATGCTTCGGGGAGGGTTTGAGGAACCTGCGATTTATGCTCTAACTCCTGCCATCGATCAACGACTACAGCTGTAAACTCAGGCGAAAGCCGAACAACGACCACCAATGAATCACGCTTATTCAAATGATATTCGTAATAGGTTTGACGGTTTTGCTCGTTGATATAGGGGGTGTCAGCCAATGGCTGAGACAATAGATTAGCTTCTGAAAGGCGCTCAATCGAACGGCGAACATCAGAATGATTGCTACCAGTTAGTACCGCGATTTCACGGCTGCTCATGGTCACAACAGATTTAGATACGGGGGTGCCTACGACAGTTGTCATACGTTTGAACTCCACACATTAGTTTTAACCAGCCTCTCCAATCCAATGTCCGCACAACTGGAGAGGTGAATAACTGCACAAACACTGTACATCAATACAATATCAACGAGGAACATTTTTATTCACCTCACTGATAACTATCTCTATCTTCCCTCCCTTGACGATTGGCCCCCACTCAATCATTAGCTTTTTCACCTGGCTATCGTCGGCCCACACACCTGCATGAGTCAGGGCATCCAGCGGCGCTTTCAGGAAGTTATCCAGATCCCGCCGAACCAGATTAGGAGGGTAGAAAACGATAGCAACCGCAACCGGATCAGTGATGGTTTTCGGTACCCGCCGCAACTGCTCAAGAATGCAGGCCAAAGCCTCAAACCGGAACTGACGACCTTTGACGCTGATAAGATGGCGACCCGCTAACGGGCCCTTACTCGGGGCGCGCCAATAGCTATTTACTGAGGGTGGAAATGGCAGAGTGAGTTTCAAGCAGTGACCCCGCTATCCGGTACCGGAATAATTTCAGGAATATTTTGCAGCTGGGTTTGCGGTACCAGGCGTTCGGCCTCTCTGCGGATCTGCGTTAAGAATGCCGCGCCAGTAGTCATAAGCTGTTCCAGCGAGACATAGCTCGTTGCTGGCCCGCGCCACGACTTATCAAATATTGCTATGGCGCCAGCGAAGAATGCACCGCTCGGTACCTGCTTATCGTCTGCCGGAATAAACCAGTGTGGTAGGTCGAAACCCACGCGACCACGAATGAATGCTATATGATCGGCTTGCTCTGGCCACCAACTCTCTGACGTGGCGACTTTAATCAGGAAAACATAACGGCCACCGGCTTCGCGCATTGCCGCTGTGTGCTGCATGATGTGAGTCATACCGGTGATGTATTCACCTTCATGCTGTTTAGCACGGGAATATGGCGGGTTACCGAACGCAGCTCCTTTAAGCTCTTTCACTCGCTCAGCCCAGTTTTGAACCAGCGCGTTATCTTCTGCCGTGTAGTAGTCAGGGCATTTACTGTTTTCACCGTCGGTGAACAAATCCAGAACCAGCGGGCCAAACATCTGGTTAATGCCCCAAAACAACGCATCAGGGGTACGCCACTGATCGCCAACTTCTTTCAGTAAATGAGATTCAGCCGACTTAAGCGCCGCCAATGATTGAACATATTCGGTATGGGTAAAATCAATCATGATTACTCTCCGGTGCAGCGGCGAGCATGGTGTCGCGACATGCGTTCCAGCCAGCCATATACCCGACTCGACCCGTCCACTTTTTGTTTTGTTCAAGTGAAACGGCTGCAACCACTTCCGAAATCTTGATAGTGGAAGGCATCACCTGAAAGTTAAATTGTGGGGTGGTGTAGATTTCCTTAATCCAATACCCTTGGTTCCACGGCTTAATATGGTTTTCTGCCTCGCTGCGGGTTTTATAACGCGCCTGCCAAACGCCTACGCTTGTAATTACAACGTACCATTCCGGCTCAGCCCTCTTTGCAGCTAACGCGATGCGGGCCAGCGAATTTAGTTCTTCCTGCGTTGGCGGGAAGTTATATAAATCCTCTTCAACGGATAACTCTTTCAACCTCTCATCGGTAAAACTATCAAGTAGCTTTCTCATGCTGCTTTCTCCCCGCTCACGCGCTGGCTGCATTCTTTCCAGATGGCATTCCAACGCTGAACCGCAAAACTGGCGTTCATTGAACGGATGCCAGATTTACTGGCTTCTTTACTCACCTGGTGCTCAAGCTGGCTAGGGTTTTCTTTCGGTAGCCCACTGCCGATAAAGCGACGATATGCCGCATCACGCTCAGTCGTATCACCACTAAGTAACTCGCCATTGGCCTTAACCCACTTGCCATCTTTGCGTGTTGGACGCCCCGCCCCATGCCAACGGTTAGCCCCTTCGAGATAGCCAGGGAATTTGGTTGGTTGGAAAAGTGTTGTCGGGCGCAGGTATTCAGCCATATCCAGATCTGCGGCCCACTTAGCGTGGAGGTAATCAACCGTGAGTTTCAGCTCTGCAACCGTGAACTGCTCTTTCAGCCGGGCGCGGATGTTCTCCAGCGATGATTTGCTGGTCTGGTACCGAGAGCCGGTAATCAGGTTCAGGTGTTTTAAAATGTCTTTGGCCTGATCAGTAATTTCAACTTCAGGGTCGGTCGCCATTGGCGGCTGACAGGTAGGTTTTTTACTTGATGGATCAGGTGTTGAATTTACTGACGGATCGCCCCCAGATTCTGGTGGGTCAAAAGTGCCATTTCTGCCAGATTCCGACCCATCGAATTTTGAGCCATCAGATTTTGACCCGTCAGATTTTGAGGTGTCGGATTCTGACGCATGAGCAGCAGCCTTAAGTTTGGCGACATTCAGCTGATAAACATTACTGGCATTGCGGTTACCGGCGCGGCGGGCTTTCTTGCTTAACCAGTCATCGGTTTCCAGTTCAGCCAGCGCAGTACGGACGGTGCTCTCGCCTGCCCCTATCTGCCGGGCAATCGTCGTCACTGATGGCCAGCACACGCCCTCATCATTAGAGAAATCAGCAAGACGGGCCATGATTGCCACCTTTGATATTTTCATACCCGCAGCCGCACAGCCGTCCCATACATAACTGGATAGCTTTACGCTCATACAACCGCCTTATATTCTTTCCTGAAACGCCGGATGGGCATTGAACAGTCATGCTCATAGTCATCACGACGAAAAATGACTTGCCCGGTTGCGCTGTCGTAGCCAATAACGTGAACGCGAATACCGCGCTTATCGTTGTAATACCGATCAAGCAATTGAATGGGGTTAGTGGTGGTCGTGCCTGGATTAGTCATACGCGGCCCCACTTACGGCAGACCACACCCACAATCCCACTCACCCTGCTGTGGTTGCACGGTTTCCACTGGCCCCTTATCATTCGTTCATACCGGAACGGGCTGACACAAACGCAACGCAGTTGCGGAATAGAACGTTTAGCCGCTACAATGTTCATGCGTTAATTACTCCACACGTTTAGTTAATGCACCCGACGCCTCAGTGCCGCACACTGGGGCGTCACCCCATAACATCACCGATATCGCAATAATCTCTGCAATAATTGACTGCGCTTTATACCCCTTAGCTTTCAGCCTCTTAGTCTCATCACGGTCTAACACACCGTCAGCGGTAAACTCATTATGAGCACGACCAAAATCACCTAAAGCCACCAGCAGATCGTTAAATTTAATGAGTAGCTCGTCGTTGCCAATGTCATTCACTTCCGGCAGTTTCACAAACACACCACCAGCTCGCTTGCACATGGCTTCCGTAATGTCGGAACGGCCAGAGATTGATTCCATCTCTATCGCCATCCCCAGCGGCACTACCTGCCCCGCTAACTGACGAACGCGGTTACGCAGTGCATTCTCGGTACCGGACAGCGGACATAACTGTTTAGCCATCGCGTCATACTTGCCCGGCGTCTGAGTGATCAGCTGGTGTATCGCGTCGCTAATATCTGGCTGAGTTGGAAAGTCTTTGTTATCCACAATGTTTCTCTCTCTTTGGTGGTTTAACTTAAGCTGCGGGTGCCGTAGGCTTTTGGTAGTCGGATGGGTCATACTTCAATTTCCCGTCCGTAATCTTTTCAGCTTTTAAAGCCTGCTTTTCTGGAATGATGTGACCCCATTGGCAAACAGCGCTATGCGAAACACCAAGAGCGATAGCGGTTTTCGATGTGCCCTTGAAGAATTCAAGAACGTCAGTTTTATGCATAGTTACCTCCATAAAAGTAAGCATACTTACATCGTATATTCACAGACTACTTACGTCAACTGAATGTAAGATTACTTACGTCTTTTATATATGGTGGATGCTATGAATACAGTTGGCGGAAGAATCAAATTCAGGCGGCGGCAGTTGAAGCTGACCCAAAAAGATATCGCTGAATATGTAGGCATTTCTGCGTCTGCCGTAACTCAATGGGAAAGTGATGCTACCGGCCTATCCAGCGATAGCCTGCTGAAACTCGCCTCATTGCTTGAATGTTCACCAGAATGGCTTTTATCTGGAAAGGGAGAATTAGAACCTTCGATAAAGGCCATGGCCAGCAAATCAAAAGTTGTCCCCGTTATTTCATGGGTACAGGCCGGTGCCTGGACTGAAGCACTTGGCTCGACTGGTGCCAGATCTGAATGGGTTGAAACTACAGCAAAAATTTCTGATTTTGCATTTGCCTTAAGAGTTAAAGGCGATTCAATGACAGCATCAGGCTCACTAAGCATCCCTGAAGGGGCTATTGTGATAGTCGATCCAGAATACGGATTTATTGAAGATGTTAATGAAAAAATCGTTATAGCTCAGACAAATGGAAATCACGAAGCGACAATTAAGAAATTTGTAATTGATGGCCCTAATAAATATTTAATGCCGTTAAACCCTCAATTCAAGCCCATTGAAGTAGATGACACCTGCAAATTGATTGGTGTAGTAAAGCAGATAATCATCGACCTGCCATAATCACTTATATCTTCTTAAAGAGGCCCGCCATGCGCGGGTTTTTTTATGCCACAGCCTTAAAAGTAAGTTAACTTAACTTTTATTCTTGACTTTAAATGTAAGTTTACTAATACTGAATTCATCAACAACGGATGATTCGCTTAGCAGGGTTAACAGTGTGGAGTAATCAGGATGGGGACAGGTAAGGAATATGTTCTAACAGTCAATGGAGCTGTCTTGATGTTCTTTAACACTCAGAACGCAGTGGCAGCGGATTACCTGAACTTTATTGATGGGGTTACGAAGGCATTACTTAATGATTCTTGGCAGCTTGAAAAAGAAGCCAATTTGTCAGGGAAAACCATTAAGCATGCCAACTTTGAAACCTTTGGCTCGCTGGATGTTACAAATCCCAAAGATCCTCAATGAAGAAATTGACCCGAATAGTGCCAGCACCACGTGCTTGATTGAGGAAATGCTGAACAACATCATCAGATACGTGGGTATTCCATTCGTCAAATTTATGATGTGGAAAATATGTTTCAAAGACGTCTTTAACTGCGGCTTCACCAGTAGAAATATCAGGGATCATCCCACACCGGGAAAGGCATTTAGCAATAAGCATTGATTTCAGCATTACTCAATTTTCTCTTTAGTTGTAGGGACTAAGAGAATACCACCGCCGCCTGAGGTGGAGAAGTAACCAGGCACACAATCGCATGAGCATTACACCGGATATATGGACAGCAGCTGTGTTACCACCGCTGGCGGCAAGGTAGTTAGGTCGCAGAGCCTGCGTAACGGCCCACGCGTCGTAAGGTGGTCAAATGTAGTGCTCAGCCGATTGTGATTTGCCAAAGAGCTAGCCTGTGCAATTGCAGCAGCCGGAAATAAGCGCCGGAAATCACATCCTTGTTCCATTGCTGTGCTGTGTCTTTAGCGGCTGCGCCTGCCAACACCAGATTAGGCCAGCCGCCCTTTTCACACAGAGAAGTGCTCCGGGCGGGTTATCCCTTTAACCCCGTACAGTATAAAGCCCCCGGATCGGAGTGCTTCTCTGTGTGTGGAGTAAACAACGCAGTGCGAACTGCATTACTGAGGGTCACCCCGATGATTGAAGAAAGAAAAACCGTGGTACCGGAGTTTCTTGGAGAGTTGGATGCCGGTATTTTCGAAAACAAAATATCTGCCGCTTTAAATGCAGCCGCGTTAGGCGTTCTAAATAACGGTGGTAAAGGAAAGGTCACCATTGAATTTGATTTATCTCGCATGAGTAATTCAATGGAAGAAAAGCGCGTCATGATCGCCCATAAATTGAAATTCACTACCCCAACACCGCGCGGTAAATCCTCCGAGGAAGATACCACCGAAACGCCTATGTATGTTGGCAAAGGCGGCAAGCTGGCAATTATGCAGGAAGATCAGGGCCAGTTATTCACGATTAAAGGTGAGACTGACGGAAAATTAAAAACCGTTAATTAATTTATTCACCATCACCAAATTATATTTATTAAGGACTTTATATGTCTCAACAATTAGATTCGTCGGCTATCACCCAAATTCGCGATATGGTTTTAACTTCAATTATTGAAAAACAATTATCTTCCACAGCTTGCGATACCATTGCATTACCTGCTGGTGTTGCCGTTAAAAGCCTTGAGCAATTTAATCTGGAGCGTTACCGCTTTCGTGGTGCGATGGAAACCAGCAGTATTGATGAATACGTGAAATACTCATCTGGCTATGCGGGTAACGGTGTTCGCTGTTTTATTGATGCAGATGAAATGCGCGCAGAAACTATCTTCAATATAGGCACGCTGGAAAATCCCGGTCATGCCGATAACACTGCCAGTCTGTCACTCAAGAAAACCGCGCCATTCCGTGAACTGCTTAATATTGATGGTCGCAAACAGACGCAAAAAGAACTTGCTGAATGGCTGGAAGATTACCGTGAGTTCTTGCTGGCCTTTGATGCTGATGGTGTAGTGCTGGATATAAAGAAAGCCGTTGGTGCCGTTCGCCGTATTACCATTGAACAAACCAGTTCAGCCGATCATGAAGACCAGGACTTCAGCGCGAAACGCTCTGTAATGGAAAGTGTGGAAGCCAAAAGCAAAGACGTCATGCCAGCGGCATTTGAATTTAAATGTATTCCCTATGAGGGATTAGGTGAACGTCGTTTTAAATTGCGCTATAGCATTCTCACCGGCGGCAATGTTCCGGTTTTAGTATTACGCATTGTTCAATTGGAAGCAGAAAAAGAAAAGATAGCTGTTGAATTTTTGGAACTGCTTACCAATAAATTTAAAGGCGTCGAAGTTGAAACCTTTATTGGTAAATTCAAAGCGTAATTAATTAAACCTCAATTAAAGAGTATCACTTCAAATATCCCAGCGATGGGGTATTTGGCGGGGTATTACCTAGAAACCGTGTGGAGTATATTTATGTCTTATATTACGACTTATTCAGGGCTGGACTTTGATTATCTAAAACCTGTCGCCAGTAGCATCTGTATTGAAGATATCGCGCAGGCGTTATCACATGAATGCCGCTTTGCCGGTCACCTACCTAATTTCTATAGTGTGGCCCAACATTGCTTGTTAATAAGCACGATTGTGCCAGAAGAATTTGCCCTTGAAGCCTTACTGCATGATGCAACCGAGGCATATTGCAAAGATATCCCCTCACCTCTTAAACGCCTACTGCCTGATTACCAGGCTATTGAGCAGCAGATCGATACCGTCATTCGTGAAACCTTTGGGTTGCCTGCCGAAATATCCGCGATCGTCCACTACTGCGATCTGGTGATGCTGACCACCGAGCGCCAAGAGTTAGACATCGATGATGGTAAAGAGTGGCCCATGCTGGCAGGTATTCCACCAGCAGAAATGGCAATAGTACCAATGTCATCACGGGATGCGCGGATCGCTTTCTTGGCTCGTTTCAATGAGCTAACCGGGGCTACCCAATCATGATGTACGGCCTGTTTTTACTCGTCTGCTACACCTTCCAGCCGTGCCAGTACGAGCCGCAAGGCTACGTCTATCCGGATGATAAGAACTGTATAGCCGACATCCAGCAACAAGGTCTGCCACCTGAATATGAATGCCTGCCAGTTGATGGCGTTCTCTATGCGAGGAAACAGTGATGATTAAGACAATTACAGCGGCACCAGTTGAGCGTGATAACTGTGGGTTCTGGACTCACCCTGATTACTTTGAGCCAGCAAATGGAAATGAATTTGGGGTTGAAGGCGAATTTGCCGCGTGGAAAGCACTTAACCGTGTAACTGGCGCTATAGGTTGGATGGAAAACGAAGAAAATGCAGAAGAGTTACAGGCCGAATACGACTCGGTCAACTGTTCCGTCAGTATGTGGAATCCCACGCCACCAGATGGTGATGGTTGGTTCATGGCATCCATCCACGAAACAGAAGACGGGCCAGTCTGTTATTGGTTGCGCCCTATCGAATGCGATCCGGAAGCGTTAGCAGCCCACCGAGAGCGCAGCCATCTTGAAGCATTAAAAACGGTGCTTATTGATAAGCATCAGGCAGCAGTAACAGCAGCGCATGAATATTTTGTAGCGTGTGACCTGGGTGAAGAAAGAATTTTTGCAGCAGCAATTTTTGAACGTCTGCGTGTGGTCACTAGAAAACTTCAAGGTGACCTATGAGCTTTCAACTAAAGTTCGAACAAAAAGGCGACTTTCAAGCCTGGTACGCATGCCAAACATGGCTTAATGATCGCGGCTACAGTTACGGCCCAACATCTGCTCGTGCACCAGGAGTCGGTGTTCTTAAGGGTGATTTCTGTATCGCCAAAATGCACAACCTGACAACACAGGAAATTAAACAACTGGATGGAAGAGTTGACGGTGATTTCCGAGAAGGGCCGGTCACCCTTAGGCTAAAAGTTGAGCCAGAAGTTATGGGATGCCGCGAATCAACGAAGCAGCAGCGCCTTGAACATGCCAATCAGCTGATCAGTATTATTGCTGCCCATGGTCGCCGGTTCTTCTTTGACACCAGAACGGAGAGAGTTGCCCAACTCGAATTAAACAACACCGGCAGGGTTTTTCTGATCGATGAATATACCGGTAAGCGAATTTATACCCACTTCGAAAACCGACATTGGAAGGGGTTTAACCACGGCGGTACTTTGCGGTCGTTGGTCATAATGATGCGGAACTACATCTGTAAAGGTGAGCGCATCGATGCTTACTACTTGGGACCGGAAAACAGCAGTCTACGCAAAGGGAATATTTGGGGCTATCCAGAAGAGGCGATCGAGGCTGTTCGTAATGAAGCTGGCTTGTTACCAATCATCGAGCAGGAGGCATGATGGATATCAACTTAGATGATGCCCTCGACTTTGATTTATTCGAAGGGGATATAGGTGACGGTACTGAGCGCTGTCTTAGCGACAAAATAGTTAAATGCCGCAAGCCCCATGTTTGCTACGTTTGCGGAAGCAAGATTGAACCAGGACAAATAGCTAGATCGTCAACGTGGGTGTTTGATGGTGAATTGCACTCTTACTACAACTGTGAGATTTGCGTTCACGCCATGGTGAAAAGCGTTAATTCCGATTACGACGATGAAGATCCTATTCATGCTCGTTATGAAGTTGGTGAAGTGTCCAGAGCAAAACGGGAGGCATGATGGATAAGCATACTATCGCACATTTGAAAACAGTAATGGACAAAGAACAACTGATCGACTTCCTCGCGGATCAGTTGGAAAAGGCAGAGTTGGAACTGATTAAACCGTTGCCAATCGGTGAGCTTGTTCATCGGTTGGAAGGCCAGACCTATGAAAAATGGTTCAGTGAATCAGATGTAAAAGACTTACGCGAACGCGCACAGAAAGCGGAAGCAGCATTATCAGCGGCAAACGAGAAACCCAAACCAATATCATTCGATGAACTGGCAGATAGAGTTCAGTTTGTTACGGGCGGCATCCGTATGTCGTTTGACCCCTTGAACTGCAAGGGCCATCAAATTGTACCGTTTATGAATTTCAATTCATTATTACGCATCGTTGAAATGTATCGAACTACTGAAACATATCACCTAGCCGGTGTGGTAATGCGACCTCAGTTTGAGAAGCCGCTCGAACGTTGCGCCGCTGCCCGTGATGGCGAGTGTCACCACAAAGACTGTCCTCAACTTAGAGACAACGAGCCAATGGCTACAGGACGCCATTGCCCTATTGATAACTGGGATGATGAGTGATGCAGAAATTAAAATGTCGCCGCTGTCGAAAAATTCACGCGAAAGACGCTCTTGTTAACCGTTGGAACAAAGGCGGCTGGATCGATAACTGCTGCCCTAGTTGCGGGTGCGCAGTATTTACCTTGGTAGAGGGGGAGTGATGGCATTTGTATCTATACTGACAACAAAAGAAATTGGTGGGGCGAAACTGGTAATAAGTAAGAATACTGCTGCGCGAGTAACCAAAGCAGTTTCCGGCAATCATCAAACTATTAATGTTGAGGTTGATTTTGAACACCATAAAATTAGGCTAATTGTTGGTGACAATTTCAGCAAGAGACTCACCGGAAGAGTGAAGTGCTGCTTTTCTGTTCCAAAGACCTTCTGTCAATCAATCATTCCTAACGGCAATAATAAAATTGAAATTCCGCTTATCAAGAATATTGATGGTTGGTGGTATGGAGATTTACCTATAGAGGGGAATGCAGATGCTGAGTAAAAATAAGCGGGAATATCCAACGGAGATAACTAACGCGCAACTTAAGTATTTAATAACTGCATTTGAGAACAATATGGCTGAGTTTTACCCCGTTGGCCGCGAGGCTCAGATAGCGCGGGAGTTGCTATCACAGCGGGAACAGAATCTATCGTTAAGCCGTCAGCTAGATGTAATGACAGCTGCAGCTCAAGCATTGCGTGATGAGATGTATAAAGGGGATGCGAAACTTGCCGCTATTACAGCAGCCAAGCCCGAAGCATTACCGCGCCATATTTTCTCAATGCTGGTAAATGAATTGCGCGACGTGCCAACGATCGGCTGTAAGCGGGAATTAATTATTAGTGTATTAAATCGTCATGGCGTCATCACTGAGCCGGTGCAGCTTGATCCACCAGCAACAGAATGATTTTAGTCACGGCCTGTGTGCGGCGGGCCTTTAAATAAACAGTGTGGAGGTTCGTATGATTAGTCTCGATTGCATCCCCATCAGTGCGTATTGCATTACCACTGGGGAGACGGTTGAAGCCATCAATAAGCGTGTTCAGCGTGGAGTATGGCGTGAAGGCAGGCAGGTTTTAAAAGTTGATGGTGTTAAAGAACGTTGGATTGATCTTACGGAGGTTTCAAAGTGGGCGAGAGGGGATCGGCAAAGCTCCCAAGGGGCATAACTGTTCGTAGCCATAAGGCTGGGCAGACAATAAATATCACCTTCACATATAAAGGGGTTAAATGCCGTGAACCCCTTTCTAACATTGAAGTGACACCTAAAAATATCAAATATGCTGAACGGCTTTTGGGTGAAATTCACAATAGAATAGAACGAGGCACCTTTAATTATGCTGACCAATTTCCCCGGTCGGTACGATTAAAGGTGTTTGGTAATAATCAAAGTTCAAAGCACATTAAAAAGTATCTGAATGAATACATTATAATTTGTGAAAACCGCAAATTATCACCAGGCACAATTGCCGGTTATAAGAAGTGTATGAGCGCCCTATCCAGCCTGCATGAAGTTAATGTCTCAGACCTTACGCCCGCAATGGTTAAAAACTGGATACAAGGCCAAAATGTCGCACTGAAAACTATCCGCAATAGATTATCGTTCTTAGGTTCCGCAATAGATGAAGCGGTAACGGATGGTTTACTACCGGCTAATCCGGTTTCTCTTGTTTCAGCTTCCCGCTACCAAGGCGAAAATGTCAGATTAGAAAGTGAATATGTGGTTGATCCTCTTTCACCAGATGAGGCCAAAGCAATCCTATCTACTGCGATGAATGCTCAATGGGAAAACCTTTTTAGATTTGCTTTACACACTGGAATGAGAAGTTCCGAATTATGCGCGATAAGGTGGCAAGACCTCGATCTTGTCGGGAATACAGCTCATGTAATAACGGCAAGTGTAGAGGGAGTGATCAAGGGGACTAAAACTAAAGCAGGTCGAAGAAAAATAGAATTAGACTCCGAAGCATTACTGGCCATCAAAAATCAGAAGCCCTTTACCTTTATGTTCAATCAGTTTGTTTTTCATGATCCGAAAACGAATGAGGCTTGGGCCGGTGCTGATGCGATCAGAAAAAAAGCGTGGGTGCCAACTTTGAAAAAGGCTGGTGTCCGGTACCGGAATCCATATCAGACCAGACATACGTTTGCCACGATGCATATTAGCCAAGGCGCAAACCTCTTCTGGCTAGCAGGACAGATGGGCCACAAGGGGCCAGAGATGTTATTCCGACATTACGGTTCGTTCCTGAAGGAATACAGCGGAATGACAGAGGAAGTACACCAAAAGAGCCGCACAGGATACGCGCCAGAAAAATAATAAAAATAAGCATTCTCTAACAATAAGTTAGGAGATTACGGACGCGGGTTCAAATCCCCCCAGCTCCACCAAATGTTAAACCGGTTATTACCAGATAAGTCCGGTGAAGTACGAAGAGCCCGCATCCCACCTAGGTTTGCGGGCTTTTTTGTGTCTGTAGTAGTCCAAGGATATCCGCCTGAAGCCAGAGACAATTGGTATACAAATTGGTATACGCTAAGATAGATACCAATGGACGTATACCAATTAAGGGAAGAACCATACATGGCAAGGACAACACGCCCCCTCACCCACACCGAAGTACAAAAAGCAAAAGCCACCGACAAAGACCTAACTCTCCATGATGGTGATGGCCTATTTTTGTTAGTCAAAACTACTGGCAAGAAAATCTGGCGTTTCCGCTATCAACTTCCCAACAGTAGTAAACGCACTATGGTAAGCCTCGGCGCGTACCCTGCACTCTCTTTAGCTGATGCCAGAGAGGTACGAACAGAGAAACTGGCAATGTTAGTGCGAGGGGTTGATCCGCAAGCAAGAGCTGATGAGGAAGCCGAAAAACTCCAGATAGCTGAAGAGAGTATTTTCGTAAACGTCGCCCGCAAATGGTTCGAGTTGAAAGAAAGCCACGTTAGTGCCGCCCATGCGAAAGATATTTGGCGTTCTATCGAAAAAGACATCTTACCCAGCATAGAGAATGTCCCCGTTCAAGAACTCAAAGCTCGCGCCCTGATTCAGGTATTAGAACCCATCAAAGCACGCGGAGCATTAGAAACAGTCCGGCGGTTGGTACAGCGTATAAACGAGATAATGATCTATGCAGTCAACGTAGGTTTGATTGATGCCAATCCTGCATCGGGTATTGGCAATGCTTTTGAAAGGCCTAAAAAGCAGCATATGCCCACCATACGCCCCGAAGAATTGCCTAAACTTATGCGCACCATTTCCATGAGCAATCTCTCAATACCAACCCGCTGCCTGCTTGAATGGCAATTATTGACACTGATACGTCCTGCGGAGGCGTCAGCAACAGCCTGGTCAGAGATCGATATTGAGAATAAGCAGTGGCGTATACCGGCAGAACGGATGAAAGCAAAGCGAGATCATATCGTTCCTTTGTCAGAACAAGCTTTAGAGCTGCTGGAAATCATGCGTCCAATCAGTGGCAATCGTCAGTACGTATTCCCCAGCCGCAACGACCCGCGTAAGCCAATGAATAGCCAGACAGCCAATGCCGCATTGAAACGTATTGGTTATGGAGGGAAGCTCGTTGCTCACGGTTTACGTTCTATCGCCAGTACAGCCATGAATGAAGCAGGGTTTAATGCTGATGTAATTGAAGCAGCCTTAGCTCATAGTGATAAGAATGAGGTCAGAAAAGCTTACAACCGTTCTACCTATCTCATACAACGCCAAGAGTTAATGAATTGGTGGGGATTAGAGATATACACTAAAAGAAGTATTTAACGTAAGTGAAAGTCATAGACGTTTCCCTTAGCACGTATTATCTTTTAGTATCACTCATAAAATGGACAGGCCACTAAAATGGATAGTGAAGACACATCTGACAATCCCTTGTCCGAACCGCAAAGAGAGTCCGCAGGGGCCCAGTCCTATGATCGATTTGAATACCAATATCATTGGGCTCTTTGTAAAGCATTCAGTTCATACAAAGAAAGCAATGACTTTGCAATCTTCATGGAATATCATGAAGATGTTGTCTATGCGAATTCTATAGATAAAAATAAAGTTAAATTTACTTTCAATCAAATTAAAGCCAATGCAAAGAAAACTTATACTGCAAAAGTATTAACCAAGCGAGAGAATGGTACAAAACCATCTCTTTTAGGGAAGCTTTGTAGTTCAGTTAGCGACAAAAAATACTTTGAAAAGGTTGAAAAATTAGATTTTATAACTACAAGTGGATTCAACCTCACTAAAAACAACAAGTTAAACTTGGCTTCATATAAACTGTCTAGCTTAAGTAGTGATGAGGCTAGTGAAATTATAAAATGCCTAAGTGATGAGCTCGCTAACTTCGGAAAGTTTCCGCAAGAAATAATACACTTCACTACCTCTGACATTCCTCTAGAAAGCTATTATGAGCATACAATATCAAGGATCACTGATAGCGTCGAAGAAGTGTATCCACAACATCTACTTCGTACGAAAGATATTTATAGAATATTAATGGACTCATTACGCATCAGAGGGAAGAACGTTTTTGACTATGAAAATTGGAATGATGCTCTTACTAAAAAAGCACTGACCTATAAAGATATCCATACGGTAGTAACCAAAAGAGTCTCAAAAGGTAATTCCGATTTAAATTTTGAAGCAATAAAATACATATTAGATGATCTAAATTTAAAGGGCACGATTAAGGCAAAAATAATACAAAAAATAAATTCATATTCACTAACCCTACTCTCACCGACCCTTGCAATTATCAAAGCCCAAAAAGAAATACAAGAGTTACTTAAAAAGAACTCTAAAAAAATTGAAATTGAAATGTCTTATGAATTGCTCGAAAAGCTAATCATAGACTTATCAAAAGATACTATTGGTTTGTTTGAGGATAATATTTCTATATCATCTGCGATCATTTACGAAATGGTAGAGGCAACAAACTAAAATGGAAAAAAACTACAAGCTATTGGTTTGAAGCTTAAGGATGAAGGTTTATGAAAAAATTAATACTAAAGAAGATCATGATACTCTCAGATTCAGGAAAATCCGCGAGGCAATTCGAGTTCGGAGAGCATCTAACACTGATAACAGCAGATGATGATAATAGCGTAGGGAAATCTACGCTTGCAAAAATGATTTTTTGGACTTTTGGCTGTGAGCCCATTTTTTCCGAGGTTTGGAGAACATTAGACTGTACATCAATTATAGAGTTTGAGATAAATAATGCACCCTACATTATTCATAGATATAAAAATGAAATTAAAATTAGGCATAGCAATGGTAAACTACACAGTTTCCCAAAAATAACCGGTGATTATTCAAAGTATTTTTCAGAACTTGTTAATTTTAATGTATTACTCCCTAAGAAAGGTCAATTAACACTAGAAACCCCTCCACCTGCATATTACTTTATACCCTTTTATATTGACCAAAAAAGAACATGGGCTAAACCTTGGGATAGTTTCGAGAATCTTCAGCAATATAGTAGCTGGGCAAAACCAGTCATCTCCTACCACTCAGGGCTATTTATAAAAGCACACTTTGAAGTTGAAAAAGATATTTATGTAATAAAAAGAGAGTTAGAAGAAGTTGAGAAAGGCGTTACTGAACTGAATAATGCAGCTATAATACTCAGGCAAAACCTTATCGATACAGACAATGTACTTCCTTCGACCGAGTTTATTTTCAGTGTTATACAAGAATCAGAAAAAAACAAAAAAAACCTTCTTGAAGAAAGAACTAACTTAAGAGTTGAAAAAATACGACTTGAGTCGCAAATCAAATTAGCCAAAGGGATTATTAGTGAGCTAGATAAAGATTATATTTTTTCCGTCGAAAACATGGAAGATGGTGACATAGAGTGCCCAACATGTGGAACAATACATGAAAATTCTATAGCACATCGCACTAGCATTTTGATTGATATGGAACTTGCAAAAAACCAGATAAAGATTATATTTTTTCCGTCGAAAACATGGAAGATGGTGACATAGAGTGCCCAACATGTGGAACAATACATGAAAATTCTATAGCACATCGCACTAGCATTTTGATTGATATGGAACTTGCAAAAAACCAACTCGAATCCTTAGAGTCAGAAGTCAACGGAATAATAAATTTGCTAGTTATAAAAGATGAGGAGATTACAGAGCAAAGCAATAAGAGCGAACGAAGTTATAATAATGTCATTGAAAGTGACTCCAATGCGTTAATATCATTCACCAATGATAAGTTTGAAAAACGCGTACACGAAATAAATAGTAAAAAAAACATAACCATTGAAATTAAAAAATCAGAAGAAAAAACAGCAAAAAAATCTCAAAGTGACATACTATCCAAGGAACAAAAAAGTGAAATAAAGCAAAGCTTCGCAGATAGATTATCGAAATACATAACAAAATTAAAAGTTAACGTTGACATATCTAAAATAAAAAGCCCTCTTGATTATAAAAAAATATATGAAGTAGGCGGTGCAGCAGAAGATGCAAGGGCTGTCCTTGGTTATTATTTAGCAATTTATGAACAAGTAGCGGACTCATGTGAAGAAGCATTGCCACCTTTGGTTATTGATACCCCAAACCAACAAGAACAAGCAAGCGGGAATTATACCAACATTATAAAATCAATTTCTGACGGCATAAATAATGATAGGCAATATGTTATATGTGCCATGGAACACAAAGCCTTAGAGCAAATAAAAACAAATGCTCAAGTAATTAAATTAGACGCAAGAAAAATACTATTACAAGATCAATACGAGAAAATTTCAAAACTGCGAAATGAAGTTATTTTCAATTGAAATCCTTCTTCGTATCAATAGGTATAAGGTCGTCTGCGCGCAATGGTCCCCCACCTACGCGCTCTGACTTTATCATGCATTTTTCATGCATGACATAGAGAGCCTACAAGCCCTTGTGGCGCGGTGCTTCAGTTGTTTTAGCCGGGGCGTTGCATGCAAATTCATGCACTATATGCATGCAGTGCTCTTTTTGGCAGGCTAGCCAGAGGGAAAATCCTCAAACGACACAGGTTAGAAAGGGATGTAGCCCCCCTTTCATTACTCTTCCTTATTACAGCTTCCAATAACTTGCAGCTATCTCATTCTTGCCGTAATTTCCCCCATGTAAACTCGCTGTCGATGACAGCCGCCAATGTTTCCAGTATCAGGATGATACCAATGACCTGAGAGAAACACCTTCGGGTGGTCATAAAGCCAAAGTCATATGGAATGGAGTGTGGTCTGAGACTGACGCTTTTGAGCGACCACAACATGCTGTCTAAGCTTTAGAAAAACGTTATACCGTCATACATCCGTCAACCCTTGAGAATGGGTGTCACCCATGTTGGTGATTAGGGCTTACTTCTACTAACGAAATGGCTAATAAAGAGCATTTCCTGACCAACCGGTATTGCCTGTCGAGAATACTGTCATGGGTTATCAACCAAGCGAATAACTCGCCTCAGTAGAGCAACGGCCTTCCAAACCGTAGCTCTATCAGTGACAACGCTGTTATTTGCACACTTAACGCAAGATGCATCACGGCATCTAAAGACTCCTTATACCTCAATTTCTGGCGCGTATTACACGCCGCTGGCTGCGCTCTGCTATGCCGCAAGGCATCTGCTAGCGCTGGCTTTGCTGCGTGTGGCTCGTGGCGTCACTTTTACGTGTGAAAGTGACGCCATAGCACAACCCCGCCTCAGCCGTTGAGATAAGCGACTTCACCAACGCGTCATGCATCTGACACCGCTTCAACACGTCAGATTGACCACTTTTACCGGAGTTTGAACCGATACCGAGGCAGGCCCACAGCCTGAGGGGATGACCTGCAATAGCAGGAGGCTGCACCGAGTGCATCACCTATACCCCGCAATACCTCAACTGCTGCCCGCTCTGGCGCACAGGTATCGTTCAAGGCAGATAACCTGCCATTCCCCATGCGCCAGAGAAATGCAGCTCGTTGACATTGTTTGGGAGAAGTTCGCTATGAGTAAGTTAAGCCGTGAGATGAAAATACTGGCTAAGCAAGCTGGGGGGAGCCATAAAACCGTTCATGACCGTATTCGGATCATGGACAGATTTAGCCGACATTTACTGGCCCTTAATATTCAGGTGCGTGATGTTAAACACCTAAAAGCAAAGCATGTTGAAAGTTATATTGCTGACCGTGTTTCACAGGGGATCGCCAGCCGTTCTCTTCATAACGAAATGGCAGCATTGCGTACCGTTTTCCGATCCGCTGGCCGGGATAAAATCGTATTATCAGAACGCTTGACCAACAAAGCATTGGGATTAGGGGGAACCAGCCGCGCCGGCACCAAATTCGCCATCCCTGAGAAGCTCTATCAAACCGCCCTGCGCACCGCCCAACAGCAGGACAAAGGATTCGCCTGCGCCCTGCAACTGGCCCGTTTGTTGGGGTTGCGTTCACAAGAGGCGGTGCAATGTGCCAACTCGCTGAAAACATGGCAAAAGGAGCTTGAACAGAACCGCGCTACATTAACCGTGGTATTTGGCACCAAGGGAGGCCGCTCACGCGAAACCCGTATTTTGGATCGTGAAGCGGTGAAACTGGCCGTCAAAGAAGCACAACAGGTTGCAGAAACACGCGGCGGCAAACTCATTAATAAACCTAGCCTGAAAACCGCCATGAATTTCTGGCGCTCCCATACCACCCGCCTGGGGCTAACCGGACACTACTCCCCCCACAGTCTGCGCTATGCCTGGGCGCAAGAGGCCATCAGTTATTACCTCGCCGCTGGGTTTACCCGCATTGAGGCCAGAGCATTGGCCTCAATGGATCTGGGTCATGGTGATGGCCGTGGCCGCTATGTTGAACGCGTTTATACCCGCAAGGAGGCGTAACCATGTCAGATATTAATTTGATCCGCTTACCTGAAGTGATTGAGAAAATACGACTGAAGAAATCATCAATTTATCATTTGATTAGCCTCAACCAATTCCCCCGCCCAATAAAGTTAGGGCCGCGTTCAGTTGCCTGGGTTGAAAGTGAAGTCGACGAATGGGTCATTATCAGACTCAACCAACGCGAGGAGGGTCGCGACTAATGATTTTTTATTTTTTTCTGGCGGGCGCTTTGCAGTATAATCTCGGCGCTGCGGCAAAATCCGTAGCCGGAATTAGCGTTCCGAAAATCTTCTTGATACCTAGCCTCGTCATTCAGACATGGTTTTTTATAGGTATGGCTTGCGCGCACCCGTCAATGGTGGCCCAGGCGGGGGCTCCGAAAGGAGCGCCGGTTTCCAAGAAGTCCGGTAACGCTAACTCCGTCTGGGCTACCACCCAAGGGATTAGCGTCTCAGGTGGTAGTCATTACAACTACTTCTTGGAGGCGGCCCAATGGCTACTACCCTTCACTGTCTGTACCCGCAATACGTTCGTACCCATCCGGGGGTGCGCTATGCTTGACTCTCCCCCACTCACACTTGAAGAAATTGTCGACCACTGTCATGCACTGGTACGGGCAATGCTCGAAATTACCGACCTGACAACCAAAGAACTGCTGCTGTTTATTCTGGCTGAACGGTTGGATTTGCTGCAACTGATGCTGGATGAAGCACCGCATGCAGAGGAGGCTAACCATGAGTAGGTTTGTTTCCAACATCGTGCGCGCATCACAACACCACTGGGGCAGCATACTATCTTCGTTAGCCATCCCTATCCCCGGCATCAACAAACATGGCACTTGCCCGGTCTGCGGAGGTAAAGACCGTTTCCGTTTTGATGATAAAAAAGGGCGAGGAACGTGGTTCTGCAACTATTGCGGCCATGGCGATGGTCTGGATCTGGTCACTCTGGTACGACAATGTGATTTGATTCAGGCCGCCAGAGAAATCTCCCGCTTAACAGACTTAACCCCAACACCGCCCGCCAAAGAAAGAACTGAACCGCTCCCACCAGAACCGCTCCCACACACCGACATCATACAAAGAGTCACCGCCCTGCTGGCAACCTGCACACAGGGAACCAGTGATTACCTGTTGCATAAAAAACTAGCTTATCGGGGATTTTTAATGCCCGCCAACAGCGCTAAAAATATTAGCGGGTGCATTTTAATGCGGGCAGCATGGTGCTGCCATTGGTAGATTTGAGCGACAAAACTACCGGTGCGCTGTTAATCAACCCTGGGGGAGAAAAACGCTTACTGCCCTGCTCGCGGATTAAATCATCATTTATCCCCATCACCCATCATGCCCTGTCACAAACAATCATCATTACTGAAGGTTTTGCCACCGGTCTGGTCATATCACGATTTGTTGCCGCCACGGTGGTGGCCGCTATCTCGGCCATTAATCTGACCCATGTTGCCGTGGCATTGCGTGAACGTTATCCCGATGCGCAGATTATTCTCGCGGCGGATAACGACGTAACAGACTCTGACCACAATCCCGGCAAGCAACTGGCGGAACTCGCCGCACTCGCAGTCAATGGGCTGGTGACCCTGCCCCCCACCGGCGATAAGGCTGACTGGGATGATTATCGCCAACAGGTCGGAACGGACACCGCCCGTATCGAGTTTTTCCGCCAACTCTACAATCCCAAGGAATGGATATGAAAATGCCGCTCACTTTGATTGACAATGAACCGGTGCAATTTGCCACCAACCTGCCATTGCGCAAAGGTTCCGACGGTTATAACACCCCGCAGGATTACAATATCAAGGGCCATTTGCCGAGCAATACGCTGGCCAGCATTTATGGCCCCAGCGGCTCATATAAATCCTTTCTGGCTGTCTCATGGGCCTGCCATATCGCCACCGGCAAGCCGTGGGCCTCGCGCCGTGTGACGCAAGGCTCGGTGGTCTATATCGTTGGCGAGGGCGGCATTGGCGTGCCACGCCGTATCCGTGCATGGGAAATGGAGTTTAACGACGGCACACCGATTGAATCGTTATACCGCATTGACTGCCCGGTCTTTCCCGCCAGCCCGGAGAGCGTCGAACAGGTGATTAAAGCCGCTCAGGACGTCACCGCACAAACCGGCTCACCGGTGCGCCTGATTGTGCTGGATACGCTGGCTCGCTGCTTTGGTGGCTCCGACGAGAACGCCGCCAAAGATATGGGTGCGTTTATTCAGGGTTGCGATTTTATCAAGGCAGAAACCGGCGCGACGGTGCTGGTTATCCATCATTCCGGCAAAGATTTGGATAAAGGCGCACGCGGCTCCAGCGCCTTTCGTGCGGCGTTAGATGTCGAGTTCAATGTCCGTCGTGAGGGCGAAGGCGGCGCACTGGTGCTGAGTTGCACCAAAATGAAGGATTCAGAAGAACCCAGCACCCGAGCCTATGATCTCTCGCCGCTCAATCTGTATATCGATAACGATGGCGAAGAAGTTAACTCATTGGTGCTGTGTGATCGGGGGCGTGAAGTCAGCGATGAAGACTCACCCTATGAGGCCGAACTGGCGGGTATTCAGCGCCTGACGGCCAATCATATCGCGCTGTGGCAATCTATCCGCTCCCGTACCGCCAGTGGCGAGGCCTGTACGAAATCGCTGGTGAGGGATGATATGCGCGGCATGGGTTTTGATGTTGCGAAGAAATTTACCCGCTGGCTCGACAAACTGGAAATTGATGGGTTGATTCATATTGACGGGGAGAACATCTGCCCCAATTCATTAAGCAATACAGCAAGAAACTAACTGGGGGATAAAGTGGGAACCAAGTGGGGGAACATCGAATTTTTAACCAATTTAGCCTCGAATCCCCCACTTCCCACTTACCTATACACACTAAATGGGGGAAAGAGAGCAAACCCGCGTCATGACTGGGCTGAGAGCACCGAGCCAAAACCCAGGTGGGGGAACAAGTGGGAGTCAGTTAAGTGGGGGAAATGTGGGGGAAGGATTTTGGCTTGGTGCTGGTTTTATCAAAGGTACATAAAACAGAACAACTCAGACTCACTGGTTTATAAAAACTAAAAAACACGGCAATAATCACCGCATAAATAGGATTTATTAAACCATGCTAAATATAAATGCACGACACCAACCTCAGTAAACTTCTGCCATAAGCTGGTAGCGACCAACAGTGGCAATTTGAGCAAGGGCTGAGTCTGCATTTTTGGATTAAATCACAGATCTTGATATTAGATTTAGCATAAAAAAACTACTTAGTTAATGAGCCATCTAAACATTTCAAAGTTTCCAATGCCGTCTGACGAAAACAGTGATAAACCTCTTCCCATTCAACTCTGCTATTCTCAAATACCATTGGAACCACAAACTGCCCATAGCGCTCTTTAAAATAGGGGTTACTACCAATCTCGTCTAATCCCGTTTTAAGTTCATCTATAGCATTCGCTTTCAATTGCGGATGCTGGCATCCATAACGCTCAATATCTAGTTGAATCGTCTGTTGCACAAAAACTGATAGCTGACAAATATTTAAACCCAAGGCATCGACAATGCGATAATTATCGTAAATATGGCGAACCAACGATTCGTCATCTTTGCGGTCTACATTTCTCATAAATGCAGCCGTACGCCTCATCATGGCAACTATCTTTTCAGCTTGGGTGCTGATAATTGTTGTGCAAGGAAATGCAGATATTTCGCTCCCTTTTCCTGCCAACTCGTAGACAAAAGAACTAATATTTCGCAACTCAGCCGGTTCTAACAAATCTGATTCCATTAATTCCAGCTTGATGAAAGGTCTAAGACAAGGGACTTGAGTAAACTCTTGAGGGTATTGGATTTGAATATCATTATATCGATATTCATCCCGAGCTATTCTTGGATAGCTCTTATCGAACTTAAATAGCTCTGATGCAATAATAATATCTGATATTTTTTCGATAATTTCCTTTCTCGTATTTTTACGTTGTGAACGCGAGAAATGGGTATCATCAAGAAAATCCGGATTGGGGATAAGTTTTATATCTACATCCTCAGACATCCGATTTAATTTAATACCCGATTTCGCCAGAGATGTTCCTCCAGCAAACACAAGTTGATGTGTCTCAAATATCAAAGGCTGTAATAGGCGAAGTAACTCAATAACATAATAATCTTTTTCAACGATAGATGTTGCACCGATCCCCAAGGCATCGGCAACATCTGCAAAAATCAT